ACGGCCAACGAGCCTGATGGTCAGGTCCGCGGCATCCGCTATCAGCAATTGACCGCAATCCTTGCCGGGGCTATTCAGGAATTGAAGGCTGACAACGACAACCTGCGAGCGCGGCTTGACAAGCGTGCGGCAAACTGAGGGAGAGACATCATGAAGCGACTATTTCTGGCGCTGGCGATTCTCTCCATGATCGGCCCCGCAGCCCGCGCCGATATCCTGTTGCCGCCGGAGCGGTTCGACCATCCTTATCCCGATACGCGGGTACAGGAAATGTCCCTGCAAGAAGTCGAGCAGACCTGCGACATGGAAAACCGGCACTCCGGCATCATGGCCTGCGTGCTGTTCTGGAGTTCGTACAAGGTCGGGGATACCTGCATTCAGGTGCTGCCGGTCATCGGGCCGGGCGGGGTTTCGTTGCGCGATCGCGCACTGCTGCGGCGGCATGAGGACGGGCACTGCAATCAGGGGCCGCGCACGGGGCAGGAAGATCACGAGGGATGGCGATGATTTGGCACACGTTCATGCTGCTGGTTTTGGTACTTGCAGCGGTGATGCTTGCGCCGATCCGGATCAAAGGTGATGCCGAGATCGCCGATGACATCCGCGAAGACTTAATCGGCGACTGAAAAATAACATCATGGTCCCATCGGTCACCGAAAGCGCGGTCAACACCGCGCTCGGCAACCTGTTGCAGGCGATGCTGCCGCAGTTCGCGGCTGGACAGATCGTCGTCGGACAGACCAATCGTGTTGCGTCTCCGGAAGGTGACTACCTGGTGTTCTGGCCGCTTCGGCGGCCGCGGCTCGGTACCGACATCGAGACACCAGTCGACGCGGTATTCACAGGCACCATCACGCCTATCGATGCCAACACGGCAACACTCGACATCACCGCGGTCAACCCGAATTTCAGCGGCGAACTATCGATCGGTTCCGTCATCTTCGGCGTCAACGTAGCAAGCAACACGACGGTCACCGCTCTGGGAACCGGTACCGGGGGCATCGGGACCTATATCGTCAAGCCCTCGCAGACCATCGGCAGCGAGACACTTTCCGCTGGTGTGATCGATATCGACCAGTCGACTGAGATCGTTTTTCAAATTGATTGCCATGGACCCAGCAGTGGTGACACGGCTCAGGTGATATCGACGCTGTTCCGCTCAAGCTTCGCGACGACGTATTGTGCGCAGAACAGCCCGATCATTTCACCGCTCTACTGCGCTGATCCAAGGCAGATGGTGTTCACTACGGCAGCTCAGCAATTTGACGAGCGATATATTGTCGAGGCGCATCTTCAAATCGTTCCCGTGATTGCGATTCCGCAAGAGTTCGCTGCGGCAGCAACTGTTGACGTCGTGAACGTCGAAGCAACCTATCCAGAATAGGCTTTCCCGAGAGGACCAGAAAAATGTCGAGTATACCGGCTTCATACAGCGTCATCTCGCAGCCGAGCGTCCTTAACCAGGGCGGCAATGCGCTGAACCTGAACGGGCTCTGTGTGTCCGAAAACACCAGAATCCCGATCGGGGTCGTGCTGTCGTTCCCGACCGGGGCGGCGGTGACATCATACTTCGGTTCGGCTTCCGCGGAATCCGTTCTCGCCAACGGCGGTCAAACCGGAGCCGGGAACCCGGCCGGAACCGGCTATTTCGGCGGTTCCCTCGGTGCCACGGCTACTCCTGGGGCGATGTTGTTCGCACAATACCCCGCCACGGCCGTAGCAGCGTATCTCAGAGGGGGAAACGTCGCGGCGGCACTTACCCTAGCCCAACTCCAAGCCCTCTCAGGGAGCCTTACAGTCGTCATGGACGGCTACTCCCATGTCATCAGTTCGATCAATTTTGCCGCCGACAACAGCTTCTCGGCGGTGGCGGCGGCAATCCAAGCCGCTTTCACGGATCCAACCGAGGCATCCTTCACGGCGTCGATCGGTGCCAGCTTCACGGGTTCGCAGTCCGGGACCAATCTGACCACGACATCGGTCACCGGCCTGATTTCGATCGGCGACGTCATCGCCGGCACCGGAGTTGCTAGTGGTACAACGATCGTCTCGCAAACTTCGGGGACGACCGGGGGTGCAGGGGTGTATGTCACAAGCTTGTCCGGTACGGCCTCGAGCGCTTCCTGCACGGCTACCTCTACCGTTCTGGATGTCACCGTAGAGGCCAGTGGTACGATTGCGATCGGTCAGACATTGGCCGGCACCAGCGTCACGGGCACGCCGGTCATCACCGCGCAACTGGGCGGCACGACCGGTGGCGTTGGCACCTACCGTATCAGCGGGACCGGTTTGCAGATCGCCAGCGAGGCCATGACAGCGATCGCCACGGCACCCGTGGTCACCTATGATTCGGTCTCAGGGGCCTTCGTCATTACATCCGGCATCACCGGTGTTCCGTCGACGTCGGCCTACGCCACCGGGACGCTTGCCGCATCGCTTCTGCTGACATCGGCCACCGGTGCTGTTCTGTCACAAGGTGCCGCGGCAACTACACCCGCCGCGTTCATGGCATCGATCCTGAATCTGACGACCAATTGGGCGACGTTCTTTACGTCATTCGATCCGGATGGTGGTTCGGGCAACACGCAGAAGCTCGCCTTCGCGGCTTGGACCGACAGTGTTGCACCTCGTTATGCTTACCTGGCGTGGGATACCGACATCACGCCAACCGCAAGCGTGCCGGCGAGCTCATCGCTCGGCTATCAGGTCACGCAGACCCTGAACTATTCCGGTACAGCCCCGATTTACGAACCCGTCGATCTCAATCACGCTGCGTTTGTTTCTGGAGCAATCGCCGCGATTGATTTCAACGCTCCGAATGGTCGGACGACTCTGGCTTACCGAACCCAGACCGGACTCGGTGCGGCTGTCACCACACAAACCGCAGCGGTCAATCTTGGCGGCAACCCACTTTCCAATGGATCATTCGGCAACGGCTACAACTTCGTCGGGTTCTTTTCTCTTCCGAACCAGAACTCGATCAACTTTCAGCGTGGCACGATTTCGGGGCCGTATCAATGGATTGATTCCTACGTCAATCAGATATGGTTGTCGTCGCTGTTACAGAGCACCGCCTACAACTACATGCTTGCCGTCAAGTCGTTTCCTTACACGACTTCCGGTTATGCTAATTTCGAGTTGGCATTCAACGGACCGATCCAGCAAGGTTTGACCTTCGGTGCTTATTCCGCGGGGGTCACGCTGTCATCGGCACAGATCGCGGAGGTCAATCTTCAGGCCGGCGCCAACATCGCGCCGACGCTCCAGACACAAGGATACTATTTCCAAGTTATCGATCCCGGTGCAACGATCCGCGCTTCAAGAGGGTCGCCGATTGTAACATTTTGGTATGTAGATTCTGGCTCGGTGCAGTCATTGACGATTGGCTCTGTCGCAGTTGGATGATAACAAATGATGCATGAAAAATTGCATCGAATGCGGCAAGGAAATTGTAGGCAGGCGCAAGCATGCCAAACGGTGCCTTGCGTGCTCGGAAGTCAGGAACAAATCCAAACGTCGCGAAGGAAGATCGCGTCGGTGGAGAGAGAGGCCCAAAAGGCTTTGGAAATGTGTTGACTGCGGAGATGACGCCGATGAAAGGTCTAAGCGGTGTCCGGCATGCAAGAAAGCTAGAAATTCTATCACTCGCAAAGAGGCTTCGAAACGCTGGCAACTCAGGAACCCGGAGAAGGTTGCCGCCCAAAACCGCGCGCCATCGAAGAAAGTATATAATGACGGATATCGCGATAGAAATAGAGCGAAGTGCAACGAGAGAGTGGCGACTTGGGCTGAGAACAATCGGGAACGACGGAAAGCAACTCAAAAAATTTACTATGAAAATAACAAAGACGAGATAAAGCGCAAATATCAAATTTGGACAATCGACAATCGAGACAAGAACTGCGCGCGAGCCGCGCGTAGGCGTGCAGCCAAGATGCAGGCCACGCCGTCATGGGCTGACATCGACAAGATAGGTTTCATTTATGCTGAAGCTCAGCGTATCTCGCGCGAGACAGGTATCGTTCATCACGTGGATCATATCTATCCTCTCCGGTCCAAATTCATGTGTGGGCTTCACGTCGAGACCAACCTGCAGATTCTTCCCGCCAAAGAAAACCTGTCTAAATCGAATCATCGGTGGCCTTCCCAGCCATGCGACAAACTTTGAGGAGCCGTCGTCATGTCGATAACCAGCGCTAATTCCAGCATTAACATCTCCGTTCCGATCATCTATCCTAACGGTTACGAGCTACAGCGATTCTCAACCGACGACATCTATAGTGCGGGCCAGGTCCGCCGAAACATCACGAAGATGGGCGTCGATGGTTACCAGTCGGCAGGTAAGGTTTGGGTGTCTAGATCGGTCACCTATCATTTTCAGCCGGATTCGCCATCATGCGATTTCTTCGATGTCTGGGGTCAGACCGAGGACCAACTCAACGATACATTGATCGCGAGCGGTCTCATCGTGCTGCCAGGTATCCAGAAGAAATTCACGATGGTCCGCGGCGCTCTTGGTGAATGCTCTCCAATTCCCGGGGCTGGACAGACATTGAAGGAACGGACTTTTGAGGTCGTCTGGAATCTTCTGATCCCGGCGCCATATACCGGAATCTGATATGCGGAAAGAACTCTACGTCACCATTGATGAGCCCGGACGTGACATCGGCAAGGTCTACAAACTCATCGAGGCTCCCGCGATTCAGGCCGACAAATGGGGCATCCGCGCCATGTTGGCGCTGAATCGCACTGGTGCGCAGATTCCAGATGAGATCATGAAGCTGGGCTTGATCGGAATTTTGGTCGTCGGTGTCCACAAGCTCAAGGGTGTCCTCTGGGAAGATCTTGAACCGCTGATCGATGAGATGTTGTCGTGTGTCGAGATAGTCCCGACACCATCGCAGCGAAACGTCACCCGGAAATTGTTCACCGCTCCGGATGATATCGAGGAAGTCTCGACGCTTTCAACACTGCGCATGGAGGTGTTCAGGCTACACACAAATTTTATTCAGAGCGACAACCCATCGAAATCCCAAGACGGAGCGGCGGCCGCAGCGTAATGGACTACCCGAATGCGTCTTCTGTAATTGCAGCGGCACTTTCCACCGGAATGACGACGATGGGCGAACTCTCGACGGTTTTGTCGATCGAGGACTGCTATCTGATGATCGAGGTTTCGGCGGTCAACAATTATAATAGTCGGCCACCTGAGACGAAGACGAGGTAGTCAAGTGGATATTGACGAACTTGTCGTAAAACTTTCGTTGGACCCGTCAAAATTTACCGCCGGCCAGAAAGAAGCGCTCGACTCGTTTCGTAAAACCGAAGAGGAGTTCACGAAGCGCCTCTCCAATCTCGAAGCTAAAAACAAGAACGTCGCCTATTCGTTCGGTGATGTCACGCATGCCGCAGAGGGATTGTTCGGAGCACTCGCCGGTGCCGGCATGGTGGCGTTCGCACATGATGCGATAAATTCTGCGGCGGCCTCTCAGCGAATGGCGACGAACATCGGTATAGCCCGCAATGAACTCGATGCTTTTGGAAAAGTCATCGAGCGTAACGGTGGCAACGCCGACAGCGCCGCTGCATCTCTCAAGTCTTATGCCGACGCTGTTCAGAAATGGAGAACCGGGCACGGAGATACTGAGTTCTTGACAGGCATCAGTCAGATCGGTGGAGCAGATATCAACAAGGCAAGCCCGCTGGAGATAGTCGAAAAGTTTGCAAAATTTGCCGAAACTCATAACGCGCAACAGATAAACCAGACCGGTGCCAGACTTGGCATGTCGCAGGAAATAATCAACACAGTTATCGGTGGATTGAAGAGGTTTCAGGATCAGTATCAGGACGCGATGAAGGTTGTTCTCAGTCCCGAACAAAATAAGAGGTTGGCGGACAATCAGGAGGCTTGGGTTAAGCTTGGTCAGGCACTCGAGTTTGTATCGAAGAGCGGACTTTCCGATATTGCGCCGGCATTGAAGGGTTTTGCGACTGAAGCCGAATATCTCATACGTCAGAATCCAGCCCTAGCCAAAGGCACTTTGGCTGTTTCAGCTGGTATAATCGCGATCTCCACATCGCTTGCAACACTTTCCGCGACGCTGGCAGTATTCGGCGCACGAACGCCGGCGTTGTGGGTTTTGCGATTACTTGGGCTGGTGAGCCTGCCCGCTGCAGCAGTTGCCGTGAGCGCCGGTGCCGCGGCTGGAATTACAAGCCAAGTGATGGGTGACGCCAAAGCAAAGGAATGGGATGACGCTCATCCATGGCTCAAAAAAATAGACGCATTCTTTGGTTTGGCTGGCGCTGGCGGTGCGCCAACTCCCGGAGGCGGCGGCGGTGGGTCGGTGCGCGATGCTGGTATGGCCTATTTCAAGTCGCAGGGATGGAGTGATGTACACGCCGCGGCGATCATGGCGAACGCACAAGGGGAAAGCTCGTTCAATCCTAACGCGAGCAACGATGTCGGCGGTGGCCACAAAGGACTTTTCCAGTGGGGCAAGAGTCGTCGGCAACAGATACTTGCGGGGACTGGAATCGACGTCTGGAATGCTACGGCGCAGAAGCAGTTCGAGGCCGCTCAGTGGGAGTTAACTCACACCGAGAAAGCGTCCGGGGAAGGGCTAAAGAAATACAACGATCCCGGCATGGGTGCGGCGTTCTTTGATTATTCCTTTGAGCGCAGCGGAGATAGTACCGAGCAGCAAGCGAAACGTGGGCGGATGGCGCGAAATATATTCGACCAGCACCGCCTCTCCGGAGACGGAGGCGGTAACACCATGCAGATAGCCTCAGTCTCGGTCAACATCACGCCGCCTCCCGGTACGACTAATCCTCGCGAGTTCGGCCGGTTGACCGGCCAAGCGCTTCAGGACTATGCGAAGTCGATCGCCAACAACGCCAACAGCGGCCAAACGAAGCAGTAGCGCATGGCAAATGGTCTTCCTCCGCTTCCTCCCGGCGTCAACGTTTTTGTCGATGTCGCGCTGCTGACTGCGGATGCGGTATCGTTGCCGAGTCAAGCAAACCAGGAATGGGGTCTCTATCTCAATGGTGTCCCCGTTGTCGTCGCCGACAACTTACTGACGTTCGGGTTCAAGAAGGGTGCCAGAATATCGAAGTACCCGCAGGAGCAGGGAGCCTTTGCGAGCTACAACAAAGTGACGAACCCGGCTGAACCAACGCTTCGTTACTCGACGGGCGGATCGGTTGCAGATCGAAAGGTGTTCTTGGCTTCGGTCGCACCGCTGATCAACGATCTAAATCTCTATGATATCGTGACACCGGAAGTTACCTATCCGAACTACAACGTCATCGACTACGACTACGACCGCAACGCCGATAACGCAGGTCTCTTGGAAGTCGATGTCCGGGTCGAGGAGATCGTCGTCGCCGGCGCTTCGACTTTCAGCAATACGTCCCAACCGAGCGATCAATCTCAGGTCGATCAGGGCACGCTGAATCCAGGAATAGCGATCAATCCGATCAATGCCACTTTTGACCAACGATTCGGCGCGATTGGATAGAGATAAATGCTGATCGTTCCATTGCAACCTATTCCAAATCAGACATTGCAAATAGTGCTGGCAAATCAAAACTGTCAGCTATCGGTCTACCAGACGCCGGGCGGTCTCTTTATGGATGTCGAGGTCAACGATGCACCGATCAAGATCGGAACGATTTGCCAGAACTTGAATCGCATCATCAGAAATCTCTACCTCGGTTTTGTTGGCGATTTTGTTTTCTTCGATAACAGCGGGACTGACGATCCTGTCTATTCCGGTCTGGGTTCACAGTTTCAGCTTTACTACCTGACTGCTGCCGAGGCCGGTGACGTATGAGTTTCGTAAAACGAAATCTTGGGTTCACATTCCAGTTCGGGATCGGGACCAACGGTGCCGGTGGTTACAATACCGTCCAACTCCCGGACGGTCTTTGGGCAACGGTGAAGATCACTCAACAAGGTGGTCCGGCTTTCAATGAAGCCAACATCCGTATCTTTGGAATGCAGCAGTCCACGATGAACCGTCTATCGCGCATCGGCCTCCAGCCGGCTGCGATGAAGAACAATATCGTAACTGTGACCGCAGGAGAACTCGGCGGCAATATGCCGATAGCTTTTGTCGGCGGCATCAAGGAAGCATTCCCGGATTTTTCCAATCCGACTGAAGCCGCGATGACAATCAGCGCTGATACCGGAACACTTGATGCGTTGAAACCGTGCTTGCCGACGAGCTATGCGGGTAGCACAAACGTCGTCGATATCATGCAGTCTCTTGCAAAGCAGATGGGCTACACGCTGGAAAACAATGGCGTCACCGGGCAACTGACTGACCCGTATCTTCCAGGCAGCGCCAGAGATCAGGCCGTCGCAGCCGCAGCGCAAGCCGGCATCTACGTCTACTTCGAAAATACCAATGGCGTGATGTCGATTGTGCCGATGGATAGTTCAAGAAACACAACGGCACCGACAATATCACCCAACCAGGAAATGGTCGGCTATCCGGCTTATGTCGGCCCCGGAATGATCTCTCTGAAAACCGAGTACAATCAAAATATCAAAGTGCTTGGGAATATTGTCGTCAAGGATTCTATCGTTAACAGTTCTGGTTCGGGTAGGGGTGCCAACACATCGAATGGCGCCAACGGGACGTGGCGCGTCATGCAACTAGCTCATGATCTTTCGACGTTGCCTGATGGGCCGTGGTTCACCGAGATTCCGTTAGCGCAACTAACGTCGCTTCAATAGAATGGGAGCCAATCAAGACGGCTACATGGGGCAAGCCGACCCCATGGCGTGGGCACATCCGTATAATGCGCTGAGTTTTATGATCAACCAAGTGATCGCCGGGAAGTGGACGATCACGCTAGGTCAGATCAAAAGTGTTAGTGGTGGTGGCATCGGTTCACCATGTATCGTCGGCGTTCAACCGATGGTCAACGAGATCGATGGATACGGAAATCCGACTCCGCACGGCATCATCAATGGCGTTCCCGCCTTTCGTCTTGGCGGAGGAACCGGAGCGTTCATCGCCGACCCGGTCGTCGGCGATATCGGTATCCTCGCCTGTGCCAGCAGCGACATCTCTGCGGTCAAGAACAACCGAGCTCCATCAAACCCGGGTTCTTTTCGAACATTCGATCCAGCGGACGCCATGTATCTCGGTTCCCTGCTGGGCTCGGCTCCGGAACAATACGTCCAGATCACGCCACAAGGCATCACCATTCAGTTTGGGGCCGGGATCAGTATTACCCTAGCCTCGACCGGAATAACGCTCCAGGCAGGCTCCGCGGCCATCCTGATAGCCACTGACGGGACGATCACGATCAACGGTATCGTGTGGGATACGCATCTGCATGCTGTGACGACAGCTCCCGGAGTGACCGGCGTTCCGGAGGCGTAGGATGGCTGGAAATTCTACCCTGCTTTTGGATGCCGATCTCTGGGATTTGGCGGTCGATTCTGCGGGGAACATCGCGGTAGCCGGACCGCCGTATTCTCAGGCTCAGGATGCATCAAGTGCGATCCGTCTGTTTCTCGGCGAACTCTATTACGACACGACCAAGGGTGTGCCGTATGAGAACATCCTTGCTCAGGCACCGAATTTCCCGCTGCTGAAATCCTACATGGTGGCGGCGGCTCTGACCGTTCCAGGTGTTGTTTCCGCGGTCTGTTTTATTTCTTCAATCGTTGATCGCAATGTCTCCGGACAGGTCACGATCACGAATTCCGCGGGTCAGACAGCAACGGCGGGATTCTGATGCCAACAAATGTGCCTCAGGTCAGTTTTGGTGCGAATGGTTTTTCGGCGCCGAGCACGACGCAGGTTTTAACGGGCGTCATCGCGGACATCCAGGCCGCGTTTGGCAACACGCTCAATCTTTCAATCACGGATACCGATTCTCTCGCCACGCCACAGGGGCAGTGGGCGACGAGTTGGTCCGCTCAGATAACGAACACGAATAACGCGTTCCTGCTTCAGTCACAAATGACCGATCCGAGCTATGCTTTCGGAATCTGGCAGGATGCGATTGGTGAAATCTACTTCATTCAGAGAAAGCCGTCACAACCGACCGCGCTACAGATCGCGTGTAATGGTGCTCAAGGTGTCCCGATTCCGATTTCCCCGGTAGCGGCTACAGTCAAGGACAACGCCGGAAACATCTATCAGTGCATCCAGGCCGGGACGATTCCGGCCGGTGGATCGATTACACTTGCATTTGCCTGTACTGTTCCGGGTCCGATCACGGTCCCCGCAACTGTTACTCCCTATCAAACGATTCCTGGCTTCGACAGCGCGACCGTTGTATCGGGTGTTCAGGGCATCAATGTCGAAAGCCGTTCGGAGTTCGAAGCCCGCCGGCAGGATTCAGTTGCCGGAAACAGTTTCGGTGCCATCGGTTCAATCATCGGCGCCGTGGCCTCGGTATCCGGTGTCATCGATTATTACGGCTACAACAACAACACGGCCGGATCAGTTACGATCAATGGCGTCTCGATTGCTCCTTATTCGATCTATATCTGCGTCGCCGGTGGTGCACCGTCGTCGGTAGCACAGGCTATCTTCTCCAAGAAGGGACCAGGCGCTCCCATGACGGGGAGCGAGACCGTCACGGTCTATGACAGCAATCCTCTCTATGCGTCGCCGCAACCCTATACAATCAAGTATCAGATCGCGGTACCGCTTCAGTTTCTGTTCGCCGTCACGATTGCTGCCGGTCCGAACGTTCCATCGAATGCACTGGCCCAGGTTCAGAGTGCTTTGCTTGCGGCATTCACCGGCAATGCGCTTGCGGCGAGCTTCACCGGATCTATTGCTGGTACGATTCTAACGGTCTCCGCCATCGCTTCCGGAACTCTTGCCATTGGACAGGTCATTTCTGATCTAACCGGCAACGTCACGGCCTTGACCGCCATCATCGCACTTGGAACCGGGACAGGTGGGATAGGGACGTATCAGGTCAACACGACCCAGAACGTGCTTTCAGAGGCGATGACGTCGGAAGCTCCACCGGCCCAGGTCACCGTCCCCCGTGCAAGGATCAATTCGACCGTCATTGCAGTCCAGTATGTTCCGGCGATCGCCGCTCTTGGTCCATGGGCGCTCGTCAAATCGATCTTTGCGGGTTCAGCCAACGAGTCCGATGCGGTTGTCGTCGGTCATATCAACGGGAATCTTCTGACGGTGACTTCCGTTACATCGGGGACGATCTTAAACGGTGATACCCTTTTCGATACCTCGGGACTGATTCCGAACGGGACCAACATCACATCATTCGGAACCGGAAGTGGTGGGACCGGTACATACAACATCAACAATCCGCTGACCGTTGGCGCAACCTTCACCGGAAGCGGATCAGGAACGAACCTCACCGTGAGCGCTGTTACCGGCACCCTCTTGGTGGGACAAGTTCTGGTCGGGACAGGAATCCCGGGAGGCACCACGATTCTGTCGCAGACCTCGGGGACGACTGGTGGGGCCGGTGTTTACGTGACAAGCGGATCAACGACGGCATCAGGATCGTGTTCATCGAACGAGACAATCACTTGCGCATCCGCGGATCAGAACGCCGTGCAGGTCAACGCAAATCAGATACCCCAACTCGTCGCTCCTAACATCACGTTGGCGCTGTCGTGAGCGATACGGGGCCGCCTTACCCTCCGAGTCCGGTTTCCGGCTCGAACGGAATCGGAGTTGGCGCGATCGGCATCATGTCGATCGGTGCTATCCCTGCTTACGATCCTTGGCCGAAAATAATCAGTCAGTACAAAAATTCGCCACGAATGGACGCGATGATTCTCGCCTTCAATGCGGCGATGGATCAGACCGAGAACATCTCAAACCTATTCGATTTTTGCTGGAACGTCCAAACCGCAGTCGGTTATGGCCTCGACGTGTGGGGTCGTATCGTTGGCGTCAGTCGCATCCTTTCTTTCCCGAGCGGTGTCGCCTATCTCGGATTCGAGGAAGCCAACAGTTGGACCGGATTCGGGCAGGGAGGCTTCTACACGGGTTCCGGGGTTTCGACCAACTATGTCCTGTCGGACTCCGATTTCCGCACCCTGATCCTCGCCAAGGCCGCCGGCAACATATCTGGCGGGACCATTGAAGAAATCAACGAAATCCTGCTGACGCTCTTTCCCAACCGCGGTCCTTGTTACGTTGCGGATGGCCTCAACATGAGCTGCACGCTGACATTCAAGTTTGCGCTCACGCCCGTCGAGTTGGCGATCATCGAACAGGCCAACGTTCTTCCGATTCCGTGTGGCGTCGTCGTCAACATCAGTCAGCTATGAGAAAAAATCCATGAAGAGATTTTTGGCGATCTTCGCATTAGTGTTTGCGACGGGTCCAGCGCTTGCGCTGACGCAAGGAAGTCCCCCGCCTGCGTTTCCGATTCCGTGGGGTAACTCGGCTGGCAGTTCATATATAAGATCGATACCGGTCCCATCACAAATAGGGACACAAAATTGTGCAGCTTCTTTAACCGATGGCTTTCCGCCCCTTAGCTTCGTCCCATCCGTCGCCGGTGGTTGTCCGCCTTTTGGTGCTGACTTCAACGGCATCCTGAAGCAGATCACGCAATGGTCGCAGTGGCAGAAAGCGGGTGGTCCCGTATTCTACGATTCGGCTTTCGCGTCTGGCGGTAGTGGTGGCTACCCGAGTGGCGCTATCGTGATGTCGGCAGTTGTTCCCGGTGATCACTGGATGTCGACCGCGGACAACAACACGACGAACCCTGACGCCGGCGGAGCGAATTGGGTCCAGGCTCCAGGTGAAATACCGATCGGAACGCCGGTTCAATCGATCATCGCGACGGTTCCAACGGGCTATGTTTCCGCGAACGGCAAGACGATCGGCAACGGGTCATCGAACGGGACGCAACGCTCCAACGCCGACACTCAGTTTCTGTTCTCCCTGCTGTGGAGCGGTTGCGCGTCGTGCCAGCTCTACAACAGCGCCGGGACGCCGATCTCGAGGGGTGCCACAGCCGCGGCCGACTTCGCGGCCAATGATGCGATTGCGACAACCAACCTGAACGGCAAAGGGTTGATGGGAGCGGACTCGCAAAACGGTTCAACCTCGAGCAATCTGACCGGTGTTCCAGTCACCAGCGGCAACACGACGACACCGGGGTCGATCGTCGGAGAGAACCTGCATGCGCTGGTGACCGGCGAACTCGCCGCGCACACCCATTCGATCACTGATCCAGGACACAACCATGCGATCACTGATCCAGGCCATACTCACACATTGACGAGTGCCATTGGCGGTCAGCACGGCGGCAGCGGCGTCAATGGTGGCCAACTGACATCCGGCATAACCAATTCGGCAACGACCGGTATCACGATCAATACGGCAACAACCGGCATCACGGCGACGAACAGTACTGGCTCCGGTACCGGTCACAACACGGTTGAACTCAGCGCCCTCGTTTGGTGGAATCTCAAATTATGATACGCTCTTTCAAATCTGCCATCGCTGGATTGATCGCGCTCGTCGCGATTCCGTGCGCTGCATATGCTCAAACGAGTCCAAATTTTACGTTTGGTCAGGTCCCCACGCCGGCGCAGTGGAATGCTGCGTTCGCCGGAAAACAGGATGTTTTCGCGTCAACACCCTGTCTCACCATCGGATGCACTTTTACCGGCGGTATAATCACGGCGCCCTCAGCCACCTATTCCGCAGGCATCAATCTCCCCCCCGGCACGGCACCGACATTGCCGATCGATGGCGATTTGTGGACGACTACTGCTGGGCTCTACGCTCGGATCAACGGATCGACGATTGGACCGCTCGGAACCGCGGCATGCCCGACTTGCGCGGTGACGAATGCAACTAACACGTTCACGGCGGCGCAGATCATCAATCTCAATTCGGCGACCTTGCCCGCCGCACAAACCGGGACGGCCTTGCAGATCGGCGGCGCGGCAGGAACGACGGTGCGCGCGGAGTTGGACGCCTTTGCGGCCACACCTCGCTTTACCTGCGTGCGGACGGATGGAACGATTGCAGCTAAGACAACATTGCAGAGCGGCGACGAAATCTGCTCACTCAATGCGTTCGGCTACAACGGCAGCGCCGTGGTCGGCCCGCAGGCCGCCATCCGCACCTACGCCGCGCAGAATTGGGTTGCAGGGAGTGCTCTCGGCACGAACATGCGCCTCGGGGTCACTGCCAACGGGGCAACGGCGCTGACCGACGCGCTGGGGATTGAGCAGGACGGTGGGATCACCGCAGGTTCTTTGATCGGAACCAGCATGGGCGCGGGCAACTTCAATGCGCTCGGCTACTATGTCAGCGGCACCAAGGTTGCCACCAGCGCCAGCACACCAATTGTTCTCACCGCTGGCGTCCTGACATGCCCGACCTGCGCGACCGTCCCGGGCGGCCCGACGACGATCGGCGACATCGCGATCTTCAGTTCGACGTCCGGCGTGGTCGGCGACGCCGGCGGCGGCATCCCGAACCTTCCGCTGGTTCACCCATCGTCCGGAAATAACTTCGGGGCCGGCTGCAATGGGACCGCGCATCAAGCATGGTGGGTCGATCAAAATCTTTGTAGCACGGCCGACGTCTTGCAGGTCGTCAGCAACGATCCGAGCGCGCTCGCGGTTTTCACGTTAGGCGGAACGCCAGTTTCGGGCCACGTCTATACCTTCAACCTGATCTATGGCGGCACGACTAAGACCGTCACCTACACGGTGCAGCCTGGCGACGGACTCAATAACGTCACGGCCGGTCTCGTCTGCGCGATCGCCAGCAACACGACGCTGTTCAACCTTAACGGCGGATCGTGCTCCGGCGGCGTCATCACGCCCGCGACCCCGACGACCTCCTACGGCGGCTATGCCGGCGGAAAGCAGATCGGCTACACGGTCATCAATACCAACACGTCGTTCGCGTTCGACTACAACAGCGCGAACGACATGCAGATGAGCTATTCGGTCTCCGGCGGCGGGACCGAAACCATTACGTCACCGGCCGGATGGTTCTCCGGAACGCTTTACAGCGCCGGTACTTCGACGGGCTCCGCGAACGCTCAGGTGATCGCGGCGAGTGGCTTCACGCTGGCGGCCGGAAAATCCATCAACTTTACGGCTGGCTTCAGCAATTCCGGCGCTGCGACGCTGAACGCTCAATCGACCGGTGCCGTCGCGATTCAGAAGTACGTTAACGGTGCGCTAACGGCCCTGACGGGTGGCGAGATCGCCGCGGGAACGAACTACACGGTCGCCTACAACGGTTCGACCTATACGCTGAACCTGAACGCCGTTCATGTCGCGGGCGGCAGCACGGCCAGCACGAACTATCAGTTGCCGAACGCCTTCGACAACAATCCCGCGCTTGTGACCGGACGCGGTCCTGGCGGCATCCCGCCCGCGCCCGGAAGTGCGATCTTCGCGCTGTATGCGACCGGAGCGCAGACGGGTAGCTCCCCGACGGCCCGGACCGTCAACTACGGCGTGATCGCGAACTTCGTTAATAATTCCAGCACCGGCGCGCTCAAGAACGCGTGGATCTTGCAAAACGCGAACGGCAGCGGGACGTTCTTCGGCGACGGCGTTTATTCAAATTACGGGTGCGAGGGCGTCTTCGGAATCTCAGCGGCCTGCGTCGTCGACAAGGGACAGGCGACCTTCAACGCCGGCGTCGGTTATTGGATTTCCGGGACATTGGACGGGAACGGCGCCGAACTCTACAAGAGCGCCAGCACGATCCGGCTCGACACGTTCTCGACCGGCTGGCCTATCATCCTGAACTCGAGCGGAGGCGTCGGCATCAACGCGACCCCGACCGCAAACGGAGAGTTCAACAGCGCGCTAGGCGGATTTTTCTCCGGCTCTCAGGTCCCGGCGACCGGGACCGGAATCGCGATCGGGCTGAACTCCGGAAACGGCTACATGATCGCGGAGAACTTCGGGACATCGACGTTCCAGCAGTTGATATTTCAGGGCTCCCAGGTTCAGCTAGCGCCGAATGGCATCAGTGCTAACGGCGTTTCAATGATTTCCAACGAGTTGTTTCCAATCACTGACAACCAAGTCTTGCTAGGCGACACGGCAATTCCGCATCGCTTCATCAGCGTATCGTCGATGGCGTATAACTTCGGCGGTTCGACGAGCGGCAACCAGCAGCAGAAGACGGCCGCGATCACGAGCGGGACTATTACGTGGCCGGCCGGAACCGTCGATTTTAGCGCGACAGGGGGAACGTCGCAGGTCGTCAAGCAGACCAGCGCGGGCGGAATCTTTACGGTCGCGCGTCTGGCTTGCGCCGATCTTTCCGATTCAAGCACGGGATGTTCGGCGGCTTCCGGTATTACGGCCATAACCGGCGATGGTACCGCGACCGGACCTGGCTCAGCAGCCTTCACGCTAGCGACCGTCAACGCCAATACCGGGGCGTGGGGAAGCGCAACGCAATCGCCGCAGTTTACCGTCAACGGCAAAGGTCTGATCACCGCAGCCGCGAACGTCACTATCACGCCGGCGGTCGGCAGCATCACGGGGCTCGGAACCGGGGTAGCGACCGCGCTCGGCGTCAACGTCGGGACCGCGGGCTCTCCCGTTATTAACGGTGGTGTGCTCGGAACTCCTTCGTCGGGCGTCGCCACCAATCTGACCGGGACCGCATCTGGTCTAACGGCCGGCAATGTGACTACCAACGCGAATCTGACAGGTCCGATCACGTCGATCGGCAATGCGACTTCAATCGCGGCGCAGACTGGAACCGGAACCACGTTCGTGATGTCGGCCGCTCCGTCGATCGCAGGCGGTACGCATACCGCGATCACGTCGCTAGGTATTCGCGACACCAGCGCGGCATTCGACGTGACGCTGGCGGCGGTTTCGTCCACGGCGCTGACGGCGGGCCGAACCTTAACGTTCGACGTCGGCAACGTCGCGCACACGCTGAAGCTCGGAACTACCGCGAACACGATCACGTTCCCGAATGCGGCCTCTTACAATGTTTTAACGGATGCTGCTGCGGTTACGGGCGCGCAGGGTGGCACTGGTCTGACGACCGCTGCAATCGGCGACATCATGTACGCGTCCGCCACGACGCCGGTGTGGGCCCGGCTCGCGGATGTCGCGACCGGTAGCGTCTTGGTCTCGGGTGGAGTCAATACCGCGCCAGCCTATAGCGCGACGCCGTCGGTCACGAGCATCAATGTCGCGAGCGCCGGTAGCTACCAGCAGAACGGCTCGACGATCCTGACGACCACCGGGTCGGCCACGTTCACGACTTCGGTTGGTATTGGTGCCAATGCTGCGAACACTACTGGCGGGAATCACAACACCGCTGTCGGTTACCATGCCCTAAATATCAATCAGACAGGCACCGACAACACTGCGCTTGGCTACCTAGCGCTGGCTGCTAACAATTTAGACTCAGGAGTGCATGGGATACAGAATACTGCTATTGGGTCGAACGCGCTAGCTGCGAATACGACCGGATATAACAACGTTGCGGTTGGCGCAGCCGCGCTTACCTCGCATCTGAGCGGCAACAACAATATGGGTGTCGGTCAGGCAGCTTTGCAAAATCTTACGACCGGAACCGACAACTCCGCGATTGGCAATGCATCGCTTCAGACGTTGGTCAGCGGTTCTCAAAATACGTCGATCGGCTCTGCTGCAGGCCAAGGAACGACCGCCGGCGATAATACCTACGTGGGATATGCGGCGGGCTTCAGCGACACCAGCGGCGCGAACAACATCGTTGTCGGAGCTAATCCGAACGTCAACCGAGGTCCGACGACCGGAAGCAACAATATCCTAATTGGATACGATCAGGACTTGGTCTCACACACGGCCTCGAATCAAATGTCCATCGCCAATGCCATCTTCGGCACCGGTCTGACGGGTACCGGAACGACGATCGCCGGTAAAATCGGCATCTTGAACAACAATCCTTCGGTGGAGTTGGACGTGACAGGAGCCATCAAGGCGAGCTTGACCTTGACGGTTGTCGGCATGAGCAACACCGCGACGACGAGCGCGGTCTGCTACAACACCGGCACCGGACTTTTGACCTACGACGGTACGATCGGCACCTGCACGGTGTCGGACGAACGCCTGAAGAACATGGGCGCGCGCATCGCGAACGCGCTCGACAAGCTGCTTCTGATCAACGGCGTGAACTACACTTGGAAGGACTCGGCCTATGGCTCCGGTCCACAAATCGGCGTCGGCGCGCAAACCGTCGAGAGGGTGTTTCCCGAGCTAGTTCAGACCGGCTCCGATGGCTATAAGAGCGTCGATTATCAGCGCCTGACCGCACCGATCATTGAGGCTTTGCGGGAACTAAAGGCCGACAACGACAATCTCCGCGAAGAAGTCTCGCAAATTAAAAGGGTACGGCGATGAAGCACCCATTCGAAGTCCTTCGGCCGGAATACTCGCAGCTGCTGGCCGCCATGCGGGTCCGGCCGGAATGCAAGAAGCTCGTCGACGAGGTCGCTGTGAAGCTCGTCGGCTATAAGACCCGCTACCAGGCGGTGACCGACGCCGACGGCGTGCCGGTCGTGTTCATCGGCCCGTCGAATGAGCGTGAGGACAATAGCGACTTCACGAAGAACCCCGCGCAGGGCTGGCCGCTGCATGCTGTGTCGAAATGGATTCCCCACAATGGTCCCTTCCCGGACTGGAAGACCGCGGCGATCGCGGCCTACCGGCTGAACGGACTCGACCGGATCGGCGCCGCGAACTGGACGTGGGAGTTGATCTGCTTCTACGGCGAGATGTTCAACGGCTTCGGCTACCGCGACTTCCACCGCATGCACTCGCCCTACCTGTGGGGCGGCACGAACATCCAGATGGTCGGGAAGTACACATCAGACGGTGAGTTCGATGCCGGCCACATGGACACCCAGCTCGGCATCATCCCGATCGCGCGCCGCATGGTCGAGCTCGACCCGTCGCTGGCGCTCCCGGACGCGCCCTACGTGCCGGCGCCGCCGATCGCGTCCGGCATCGCGGCAGAACCGGACGCCGACGCCAAATGGGTGCAGCAGACTTTGAACGCCCTCGGCTTCGACCCGCCCGTGAAGGCCACCGGCAACTACGACCGCTCGACCAAGCTCGCGGTCGAGCGCTTCCAGGACAGTTGGGGGCTGGCCGACGTCGACGGTTTAGTCGGGGACAAGACTACCGCGGCGCTGCGCAAGGCGCTGGAGAACCACCAGGCGGCGGAGAAACCGAAATGATGACCAAGCAGGAGCAGGATGACGTGTTCAAACAGTCGGTGAAGGACGCCGCCTCTGACCTCGTCAAGCGCATGATTGACGTCGCTGGATCGAGCGCGATCAATGGCGACTCGGACGAAATGATCATCGGACGCGCCAGGCGCGGCCTCAATGAGTTTGTAAGAGGCGCAAAATTAGTTCGATCTGCAGTGGATGTTGAACTATCAACACCAGAGTAGGAGGTTCCTATGCGCTGCGCGGTCGTCGTAGTCGTGCTATTATTCGTTGTGCCAGCTCACGCAGACAACAACCCATTTTCCGGTGCGCGATCAATCAAGGTTTCGATGCGCCACGTTCATCATCCGAAATGGTGCGTGCGGCATTGGAACTATGACTACGATCAGAATGTGCCAATCCGGTGCGAGGACAAATGAGCAAAAAATTTTGGATCACGATATCAGTGCTGATCATCGCTATCGCCGCGATTGATATTGCGCTTGATCGCGCGACTGATGAAGTCTTGGCCGTCAGGATAGGGGCGCAGGCGCGATGAAACGGATCATTATTTTGGTTGCTCTGCTGGCGAGCCCGGCAGCACATGGAGCGGATTGGACCGTTACCAAAACCGTCAAGTGGTCGCTACTGGATCGCGTAGCACAAGCCCTATGTGAAGCCGAGCGAGATGATTGCGATGCAGATTGGCGTTGCGGTATCAACCCTGCTTGGACAACATGCCTGACGATAGGAGTTACAGGCAGCGCGGCGGTATGGACACAATATCGCGACAAAGCACAGCGGGCATTGGAGGCAACAAAATGAATTACATATTCGCCGCAATCTTCATGCTGCTGCTGGCGAGTCCGGCGATGGCGCAGATCGCCGGCCAGCCAGCGCATCGCGATTTGACCCCGGACGGTTTCCCAGCTGGAAAGCAGGGGCATTGTTGGGCCTGCATGCACGGCTGCACTCCAAAGCAGGACGCCGAATTTTGCGGATGGCCTGTGCGCAACACCGTCAACCAGCCAATGGAGCCGGAAGCGGACCGTCGTTGTGGCCCCTATGGCTGCATGGGGGAGAAATGATCCACGCCATCTCAACGTGCGTGTTGATGGCGGGGTTGCTTCTTTGGTGGGTCTCTGACTGTGCCAACGTTGCTTATGGACAAAAGGGCTATTGTGCCGGTCCCGGTTGCACGCCTAACGGCTGCGGTCACTGGACTTTGGGGACAATGGGATGAGCACACTTCTTGCCTACGCCGATCTTTCTCCGGGCCTCGACGTCGACGGCATCGTGCGGGATTTTGTCGTAGGCATCAGCTTCCTGGGCGTTGGCTTGCTGGCGCTCGCAGGACTGGCCTTTGTGTGTTTGCGCCGATGACGTGCTGCGATGCCATCACATGGGCCGTCGTGGTCGCGGTGATCGGGGCCGCGCTCTACGTCTCGCCCGACTTCATCGGCTGGCTGCAATTCGCTTGGTATTGCCGGAATGGCTGTGCGGCGAGCTTCGGCGGCTGACATGATCCGGCTCCGCTTCGTCGAAGGCCAGGGCATCGCCTCCGATCTAATTGAGATACGCGAATCGGTTTGCATGCCGATCATCCCCTCTCATGTCGAGTGCGTCGATCCTGAGACCGGAAAATATATCGGTCAGCACGCATCGGGCGGAATGCTGGCGCGTCTCCCGGGCTATGATGCACCATTCAAGGGGGAGTGCTTCGTCGACCTGCCCTGCACGCCGGAGCAGGAGAAGGCATTCTACGATGCAGCCCGAGCGTCTATCGGCGAGCCTTATGACCTTGTGGCGATTCTCGGCTTCGCGGTTCCCGGTCACTTCCACGACAAATTTCACGCGATCTGCTCGGCAAAAATGACGCTGCTGCTGCGCGACAAGGCCAACTGGTTTCCCAGCAAGGTCCCCTTGGCCGTGCCGTTCCATGATATTGATCCGCGCGACTTGCTTTTGATGCTAAGCTGCATCGTCGAGATTCCGCACTGACCACTTACCAACCAGGAGCATCACATGGCTTCCGTCACCGACACCGCCAACAAGGTCAACGTCGCGCTGCGCTATCTCGGGTCGAACGCCACCGGCGCGCTCACGCTGGCTGTCGCGCTCGGAAGCCTCTCGCCTGACCAGTCGGCCCTGATCATCTCCAAGATCCATGTCATGTACCAGGCGACGCAGGACTTCGTCGGCGCGTTCGCGAGCATCTGGTACATCGTGTTCCCGATCATCGCGGCGTGGCTCATGAAGATGGGCGTCAACTCATCCGGCTTCGGAAACATGATGGACAGAATCTTCGCTGCGGCCAAGGCGGGCAACGTCGACGCGAAGGTCGCGATCGTGAACGCGGCGGCATCTCCGGAGATCGGATCAACTGGCGTTGTCAATCCTGCGATGGCGGCCAATCCAGCGACCTCAGCCAATGTGGTTTCGTCGGCTTTGTCACTTCCAAAGACGTGATGCTAAAAGGCAACACGCCAGCATAATCGTTCCATTGCCGCTTCAAGAGGCTTGCAGTGCATCGGTGCGAGAGTAGCGTCCGCGCACTCTGCAACCCTCAATTTTGGAGACGGCAATGAAACGAATTGTTCTCGCGGCACTCGCCGCTTCTCTGCTGATCGCGCCGCTGGCGCGGGCGGCTGATCTTCCTGCAAAGGCCCCGGCTGCGGCCACCATCAACTTCACGTATCCGACGCTCAACGGACTCATCGTTGAAGTTTTCACCGAAGGCGGCGGCAGCTCCGTCGTCGCATCGGTCCCCGGTATTCCGCCGGCCAGCCTATCGACCACCACCGCCGGCATCGGCGGCACGCTCGGCTACATGTGGACTCCGAAGCTCAGCCCCGTATCGTTTTCGTTCGAAGGTCATCTTGAAGCTCAGAACTTCAACGGCAACAACGCGGGCATCAGCGTACAAGGGCCGCTGCGGCTTGAAGCCGCGGTCATCGCCTGGGCGCCGTGGTCGAGGGTCTTCGCGGCGCTGCCGTCTCTCTGGAATCCCTTCGCATCTCTGTCGCCGTTCACGCTGCCGGCTGGCTTCACGGCGCAGGGCAACGCGCTTGCCGGCCTCGGCCTATACGGCACCGGCGCCGACATCTCCACCGCCTATCAGGGCCTTCAGGCCGGCAAGGTGTGGCGCGTGAACCCGGGACTCGAGGCGATTACGGCGCAGCCGTTGGTCGGCGGCGGTGCGATTCGTATCTTCGCGAAGTGGGACTTCCTCGGCAACTCGAAGATTTTCGGAAGCGTTCCAGCGAACAGCAACCCTACCATTTCGACTCTCGGTACCAATGGTTACCGCGCTGGTGTCGGCTACGCGTTCTAAACTGCATCGATTCTGTGCTACGAAAGGCCGGGGCCATCGCCCCGGCTTTTTCATTTTTTGAGGAACGCCAGCATGTCATTCCAGCAGATGCTGATCGACGGCCTGCTTCACACGGTTGCGTCGATTCACCCGGACTACAAACCGCTGATCGACTTCGCACTCGCACACGAGGACCAACTTGAGAAGGTTGGGCCCGTCATCAAGGCCGCGGCTGAGGAAGGTCCCGGCGCATTCGCCGCGGCCGAGAAGGCAGCTCCGGAACTCGCCAAGGCAATTCGCAATCTGGCCGCGTCGATCGACGACATGCCGATGAACTCATCGACGCCGCCTGGAGTGGTCGAAGACCTTCACGCCGAGAATGTCACCCGACAGATCGTCGGCTTTCAGAAGATGACATCCGTAGAGGAGCGCGCCTGGATGGACCAGAAAACTACGGGCGTCGGATCGTGAGGTTGGCGAGTGACCGACATGCAATGGATGGATCTTGCGACGAAGGGCGGCGCCTATGTCGCACCATTCCTGATGGGGGCAATTTTATGGCTGCTGGTGGATCGCAAGCGATTGGTCGAAGAGAACAAGCAGAAGGATATTCGTCTCGTCGATTTGGCCGAGCGCGCGATCGCGGTGAATGCCGAGATCAGGATGTTCCTGTTTCAAGAGCGCAAGGCGTAACAGGGCTGCTTCGCCGCATGTTCGGCTGTCGTGCCGAGGCGAAGGGAGACGCCGCCTACCGCGAGGCAATGAAGGTGAGCGGCGATCTCATCCGAAGAATGCGCGAGACGTCGAATTCGACGGATGCTGCTCGTGCAATCATGGCAGACATCTGGCACCAAAATCACAACATTCCGTTCCTGACCACGGTCTATGAAGCGGTCCAGGAAGCAAAATCCGGTGAGGACCAGAAGCCCGGTCAATGACAGATCCGGCCCTCATTCTGGAAACCCTGAACGGGGCGGCGATCGTGCCCGGCGTCATCTGCACCATTCTCTTCACGCGTTACATGGTGAAGGAAACGCACCGACGCGGTCTCCGCGGGCTGGACTGGTTTCATCTCCCGCCGAGCATGGACCTCATTCTGGCGATGTTCCTGTTTAATTCAGCGGTCCTCGGTGAGCGCGTCGTGAAATGGATATGGCGCCGTTTCTTCGGCGCCGATGATGTAAACGCCGGTGAAGCCGCAGGTATGATCCTGTTCGGATCGGTCATCATCATTGCATCCCTCTGCAAGATCCGTGCTCTCACGCGACCGGACTACGGCAACGGCCCGTGGATGGCATCGGTGGTTATGACGATCGGCGCGATCGTGGCGTTAATGATGCCTACGACGATCGGCGCACTCGCGGCGTTGGTGGTGGCTGCAACGATTGCAGCGTTGATTCTCATGTCATTGATACGGACCAGGTGACGTGCTTAGGGAGGGGATTTATATACATGACACCCTTACGGGTATCCAGCATATCTTTCCATCGGCACGCTTGTCGCACTCGACTGCGTTAAGCCGAAACGGACCAATCCCGGCCCGCTGTAGAACGACCTTCGCCGCGGCGACATCTCGGTTAAGGACACAGCCGCAGGGACACGAATGTGTCCGTTCGGAGAGTTCCTTTTTCTTGACGACACCACACTCAGGACAAGTCTGCGAAGTGAACTTAGGATCAACCTCAATGAGCGCGCCACCAGTTTTTTCGACTTTGTAGCGCAGGAAGTTGACCAACTTTCCCCAAGACGCATCGCGGACTTCGCGTGCCAGCATCCCGGCAGCGAGGCCCTTGATGTTTAGTTTCTCAACTGCGATCAGACCAAACTCTCGGACCAATGCGGCCGAGACTTGGTGCAGGTAGGTGTCACGTTGTCTGGCTATCTTGGCATGTGCAGCGGCAAGCCGATCTTTAACCTTGCCCCTCCGCTTTGACCCCCGTTTGCACCGCGCCAAGGCGCGGGACCGGCGCCGCACCTCTTTCTGAGCGCGCTTGGACGGCTTTGTGTTCGGGATCAGGTCACCGTTCGAAAGTGCTGCCAGTGTTGAGATGCCCAAGTCGACACCAACGGCGGGACTTGTATGATCCGTCGAGCACGGCACTTCGACCGAAAAAAGAGCGTACCAGTGCTTTCCTTCGCGCTTGATCTTGAGTGCGATCGGATTGGACGGTAACTCGCGGTGGATGTGGACACGGACGGAACCGATGCCCTTTATGCGAAGGCGGCAACCCTTCAGCTTCCATCCGCCACGATCGGAGAACCCAAAAGTCTTGAACCATTCGCGACCACGGAATCTAGGGAAACCAGCCTTTGAGGCGCTTGATTTCACTCGTCGGAAGAATGCTGAAAATGCAAGATCGACCTGCTTCAGAGGCCAGCGCTGTAGAGCCACTGGATATGCAGTCCATGCCGGATCGACCCGCAACTCGGTCAAAGCCTTACACTGATCCGGCCACGTACGACCTCTGCCAGTTTTCTGGTAGCAGTCGATGCGCTCCTGAAGCGCGGCGTTGTAGAGATCTCGGGTGTGATCCAGCGCGGCGCGCAAGTGCGCATGCTGTGCCGCGCTAGGAAGCAAGCGGCACTTGTACGTTAGAACTTGCGTGGATATGATTTCGTCAGCCGACATGGAATTCATTCTTCCATCGAGGTTAGGGCTGAGTTGGCGTTGCAAGCGCCGCTCGGCCCGATTGTTATGTTCCCGCATCGGCTGGGGTGTCAAGTATATAATTTCCTTAGGGAGCGGGGGTGCGGTAGCGCCTCGTTCGGCAATGTGCAGCGTGGCGCTGCAAGTTCGGGCGTGACACCCATTCTGGCGTCAAGCGCTATGCCGCGGTGGTCGACGCCATGAGCTGACCGGCGTTGCGCGCCGTCCGGTCTAAGAACCGTCGATCTGAAGACCAGAAAGCCCCCGGTCCGGTTCCTCTCAGGAGGGCCGGCCGGGGGCTTTTTTGCGTTTGTGGGGTACCGAGATAGGCCACGACCCCACAAACCGCACCGGTGACGCTCTCAGGGCCGGGAAATGGCCTTCTGGCGCCCTACTTGTCCCTGATCTTCCAGAGCAGATTGAGGGTCGTGCCCGGGAGATCGGGGTCGAGGTCGGCGGCGTTGATGTGCTCCAGCTGGAGCGTGCACGGAAGTTTCACGTAATCCGCCATCCGTTGATCGAACGTGATGGCCTCAAGGGTGCCGGCCTTGACCGGCGCCGACGGATCTTCCGAACTTGTCCGGCGGCTCATGATGTCGAGTTGGGCTTTTCGGTTTGCATCCTGTGCCTCCAATTGAATCTGTTGAAGCAGAAACAGATTGTGGCCCTGGATATCGCGGACCTTGGAGGAAAGCTTGTAGTGCAGGGCGGTGACCGATTCCGAAGGTTTGCCGGCCGCCACCACGGCCGTATAGGGCTCGTCGAGCGCTTGAAGTCCGCGCGCGACACTCAGGCAGTCGCTTATCGTCATCTTGTTCGGTTTCAGTGCTTCGGTAGAGTCTTGCTTGACGGGGGCTTCTGCCGCGAAAGCTGGCGCGATCAGGAACGTGGCGAATAGGATCGTGAAAAAAAGGCGTCGCATCTGTAGTTCTCTCCTCTGTGGTGAAGCTGCCGCGGCAGCGGGTGGTTGGTAGTTCTTGCCCAACTGCGCTAAATGACGTGAGCCCCCAAAATACTTTGTTGATATCGTGCATCAGATGCTCCAAGGCCAAATCAAAAGCCATCCCCCGGCAGTAGCCGCAACGCCTGTACCAACGGTAAACTTCGACAGCCTCGCGCAGCATCTCGTCATTCTCCTTGCACGTCAGGGGAGCGGGCGCGGAGGGCGGCCTCAATTTCCTCGGCCATATCGTTGCACATGGCGTTCGCGGATTCGTCGTCGGCCGGGCAGAGCCAGTCGTCATAAGAGCCTCCGGCCGCGACTGCTTTCCCGGTCAAATAGCTACAGATGATCCGAGCGACCTTGTTCACGACTTGGGGCTCCGCAAGATCAAGCAAGACGCTGGTTTCAGGGGCGGTCATTCGATCTCCCTTCCGGTATCGACCCAGATCAAGACCGTCGGCGGAAGGCCGCGAGCGACGACGCGAGCGCAGTGCTTGCACAGGTTCGGATCATCGGTCTGAAATTCGGAGTCCATCAAAAGCCAGTCCCCCGCGTCGATGTAGCAGAGCGTAAAGAGCTTGCCGGGATGCCGCGCATGATGAACGTCCCGGCGCCAATGCTGGTTGCCCTTCGCACCCTTCTGCACGGCCGGGCGAGGTTTGTTCGAGCAAACCAGCTCCACGGTGACAGGAGAACACCGCTCAATCATAGCCGTACGACCTCGAAATGCGCTTCCACTCCGCATAGCCAGCGTGACGGGGGTCGTCCAAATTGTTCGGATCGCCGGGCTGCGTCGATATTTCCGAGAGAGGCGTGCCGAGCGGCCGATCTCCGCGAAACTCCTTCGCCGTCATGATTGGAACGTCGCCTTCCATCGGTTCGCGCTGGTAGTCGTCTCCGGCCGCCAGATCGCAGGCGTCGCAATACCAGCCGCCGCAGATTCCGACCGATGGATCATCAGGCTCGTAGCTGTCTCGGATATCGGCGTCGCATTTCGGGCAATTCATGCGTAGACTCCCTGAATTTCGGACGCTTTCTTTTCAGTGGCTTCGCCAAGAATGAACTGCACGTCGATCACGTCGCCGTCGCTCAGATCGTCCCAATGCTTGAGGATGTAGAGGTGCGCGTGGTGATAGGTCCGCGACCGCCAATCGAAAGCGTTGTAGGTCGCCTCGCCCTTATGGAGGTGTTGCAGGATGATGCAACGGCTTTCGCCGTAACCAGCACGCCTCAAAACGGCGGCCTGCTTGCCATTGGCTGGGGTGGCTTCCGTTGCCATCGCCGGGATGCAAGTTCCTTCGTCTCGAATTTCAAGTAGCTTAGTGAGCATTTCATCCTCCTGTTAATAAATTCAGCAGTTTGCAGACGGAGCCAGCGTTCGTAACCTTATAGGTTAGTCAGCGCGTTATATCAAGCCCCTTTAACCCCCAATTGCTTCAACGCATCGTTCGCGCCTTCTTAACCGGTTTCGGCTTCTTCGCGGCGTCGAGTTCGACCGGGCCAGAATAATGGCAGGTCCGAAGCTGTTTCGGTAGCCAGCCTTTGGCTGGAATGTGGGTGGCGCAGAACTTCGCCGCGTCACCCTTCTTCATCTTCGACACCTTAGCCGCGTGGTCGTCTCCCATGGAACAGCGTACAACCGCGACACACGCATCGAGGTTGACTGCGTCGAAGTAGCCCTTGGCGTCGAAGTTTTCCGCGAGTGCTTTGTTCAGCGCCTTCGGGTCCATTTTGGCGACGATGGCCTGTAGACCGAGACCGTCGATCGGGGATTTGGCGTCAGCGCTGTGGATCTGGATGCTGATGGCCTCGGCCGCGATTTTCGTGAGCATGACGACGCGCGCTTCCGGAGATGCCTTCAGCGCGCCATCGAAGACCTGGACGAAATTCTTCTCGCCGTCTTTCGGGCGGTTGAATCCACCACCACCAATACCGACGTCGACCACATGACCGTCACTCGCAAAGCCGGCAATCAGGGCCGCAATCGCGACATGCGGTGATGCGCCTATCGCCGATGCAATCGCCTCCTCCAAGTCCTCGGAAAGCCGCTCAGCCAGCTTGTTCGTCAGCGAGTCCTTTTTCGGCTTGGCCTTCTTGCCCGGGTTGATGGTTAACTGCTTTCTCTCCGCTGGCTTCAATCGACCCATGTCGATCTTGAGTTGACCATCAGGCGCGATGTCGAGGATGCAGCCAGACTTTTTCTTCTGAGCGTCGGTGAAGACGCCCTTCTTGCCTTCCGGCTGCGTATGACCGTAGGCGTAATAGCTCATATTTTCGATATCGGATCGGTTGACGACCCACGACCAGCCCTGCTCAAGCAGAACGTGGGCAGATTCAACAAGCTTGGCGTCGGCCATCTTCTTGACCGCCTTCATGTCGGTGACGATATGATTAGTCGAGAACCAATCCCGCTGTTTGATAAGCCCGGCCGCGTCGATGTGGTCGACGCCGACAAATTCGATCAACTTGCCGAGTTCGCGCTGGGAATCCGGGATGAGTCGCGAGCGGACTTCGTAGACTGTAGGCGGACCGCCTGCCTGCTTTCGTGCGGCAGCAAAGACCTTTTCTTGCTCCGCCTGATTGTCGGTCATCGTCAACGCCTGCGCGACCGCGCCGTCCATCTCGTTGGCCCGCCATTTATCGCGGAGCGACGGCGCCAGGCTCCCGAGCTTCATCGTCTGATGGTACTGGCGCTCGGTCATGCCGAACCTAAGCATCGCATCCGTGTGCGACATACCTTCGCCGACCAGAGCAGCGATGACCTCGTATCGGTCAACAGGATGCGGCGGCAGCGCGACGTTGGTCGCCATCGCGATCTCTCTTGGATCACCTGCATAGGCATCGGAATCCACGGTGGGGACCATCACATCAAGACTGGGATGAATGGCGCGAAGTATCTTCAGGCGCCGATTGCCCGCGGTGACGTACAGCTTGCCTTTGTGCGCCTTGGTTACCAGCGGGACGATGACACCATGAGCGCGGATCGACGCCTCAAGCGTCGGTAGGCCTTCCTCGTCATTGCTTTTGCGGACCTGGAGCCCGAGTTCTTTCGGTGCATCTGAGGCAAAGAGCAGATCGGATATCGGGATCATGGTAACGGTTGGCGGGGCGACGGGCGTCATCGGCGGGGCGTCTCTTTTGGCGGCAGCAGTTTTCGGCATCTGATCTTCCTCTGGTCTTTGTTTTCAGAATTCGGTTTCGTCGTATATTTGGTTTTCGAGCTGCAATCGAGACGGCGGCTCATAAGGCTTGTTGCGCTTCATGACCGTGGCCTCGTCGGTCAGCGAATAGGAGAAGATCGACGGGCCGCCGTAGAGGTGCGTTGTCCAGCCCTTTGCAGGATCGCCAGAGATCGGCACGTCAACGCGGATCATCTTCGCGCCGAACTTCTCGACCTCGATACATCGACCCCAATGCGAGCGATGCCCCATAATTTCGATAAAAGCCCACTCCCATTCCGGTGCTTCGATCGGTTGGATTGTTTCGTCGTTCATGTCTTCCTCCATGGGTAGAATAAAATAGGCGTGGTCGAGGTTCATTCCGCGTCGGTGCAATGGGTGCCGCACTCGACATCGTAGTCAGAGTCTTCATCGGCGCCGTCGAACAGCGTCGGCGAGACGCGAACTTGCTCGATCAGTTCGGAGACGGTATCGCGCTTATCGAACCAGCCGCTTTGCTCGCGCTCTCGATCAGCCCACCACGTCGCCACTGTTGCGTCATCGCGTATAAGGCGCTTGCGGATGCCTTTGCCTTTTTGGAAACAAAAGTCGCAGTTGCCTTCCCATGGATACAGGCCAAGGTCGAAGCCCTGCGGGAGCGGCACCGTGAGTGCTTTGGGATCGATATTGTCGCCCAGCCAGAATTTGAGGACGTTGGCTTTCCGAACCTTGGCCTTCGCCAGCATATAACGGACGGTTCTGCCGTCCTTCTCAGCGCGCTCCATTCCGTTGAGGATGCGCAGCCCCTCATCATCGCGGAGCCCGATGATCTCAGTATATTGCCCAGGCTCTAAGCCAAGCGTCGAGCGCATGAATGCGAACATGGGCATCACCTTGAGATATTGCGTGCACCATCGCTCGTGAGTGTTCGGAAGGCGCTGCTTCGATTTGATCAACGCCTCGAACGGCTCGCCCTTACGACTGGCGCTATTATACCCGACCTCGGCAAAGCCCTCCTTGCCAGCGCGCCACTCAACCCAATGGACGCGGACGTTCCAGCGTGTCGAACATTCATGAACGAAGCGGAGCGTTTCTTCCTTCTCCTTGCCAGTGTTCGCAAAGACGGCATAAACGTCTCTCGGCAGGCCTCCATTAACGCGCAAAATCTCGTGCAGCATATAGGCCGACGTGCGACCGCCGCTAAATGAGATCATCGCCGGGCCGTCAAGGATGATGTAGCTCAACGTCACTGTTCCTTCCGGGTGAGGTAGTATTTCGCGGTCGCGCGAATGTCGCGGTCCTTGATATCGCTCTTTTCCAAAATCCAAGAAAGATACGACTTATCGACCTGCGACCACTTCTCGCCGAAGTGCTTTCCGAACCGGACATTCGCGAGAAGTGCCGGACCGCTGCTCCATCTAATGATTTGTTCAATCGTCGTTTCCTTCAGGATGCGACGAAACAGATGCGCGGTGACATAAGAATCCGGGCCGGACCGATGCGGGGGCACTGCAAGGTCGGGATCAAAATCGACAGCGTCGTCGAGGTCCAGATAATACCGCAGGACTTGGTTTTTGTGGCTCGGGCAATCTGGCCAAATGCGAAGTGCCGCCTTGTAGGCACACAGCATCGGCTTGCCGCCTCCTCCGAAAAACTGTTCATCGAACGCCATATTGAAAGCGCCGAACATCTCGGCGCCGTCCATCATCGTCATGCAGGCGCGCTCGATCGCTGGCGCGTTTTCGACATCGCTGTTTCGTATGTGATGGATTGCCATCGCCTCTACCGGAATAGGACGATGCGGATTCACGATCACGGCTTTCGGTTCACTGATGCGGCCCGTCGCGATATCGAAGTCGGTCCAGCCGAACTCGACAGCGGAGTGCTTCTCGGTTTCGGATGGGATGCCGGTAGATTCGGTGTCGAATACGCGAATTTTCACGGGAAGTTCTTCCATGTGTGGCCCCTTATAATTGCTCTGACAACATCGCCAGACACGCCAAAATCGGCACCAACTGCCCTCATTGATTCCAGTGATGTATCGTGCTTCCCGACGCCGACTAACGGACGATTGCCAATCCGATTCCGAATGGCGGCAACGTCCGATGCTGTAAGTTTGGCATTCCAGTTGTCGGAACCTATTGGCTTCTTCCCGTTGCGAACTGCATCACTGAGGTTCTTGGACCGTGTTCCCCATCCGAGGTTCTCCAGTCTGTTGTCGTTTGGTACGTCGTTATCATGGCAGCACTCATGCCCCTTTGGGCATGGGCTGACAAATGCCGTAAGGACTAGGATGTGGACATCGTAGCTTTTGGCCGGGTGTCCGAGCGCTACGCTGACGTGACCGCTAGCCCTTGCGCCGGGCCGCAGTATTCTTTCCTTGCAGCGGCGCTCAACGGTCAAAATATTTTTATTATCGCTGTACTGATCGACGCGTTGATAAATCTCAACTCTTGCGAGACTCTTGACGCGGCCAAGATCGCTGACCTCGTATCGGCCTTCAAATCCGACAACTGGTTTCCAAATTTCAGACATCACAAGTCTCCCTCGCGCCTGGCCTATCAAGCCAGGAAAGCGCGAATCCGGGGTCACATTTCTGCGACACCAGGCGCAAGGAAGTTGTGGAGGGTGCCGCGCTTTTGTCGCGTTGATAGCCGCGAGTGGCACTGTCATATCTCAGTTTCTCTCTAAATGTCTGGAAATTCCCGCCGCATCAGATAGTCTGGTATTGGAATCTTGCCGGGCTTCTCGCCTGAAAGCTGCTTCATGAAGAAGGGGATGTGGAAGTGCTCGCAGACATATTTTATCTGACGAGGCCAGTCTGGATTCATAGGTCGGTAGCCGCGGCCGCTCTCGCCGCCACAAATTATCCAATCAGGGTAAGGACCGATAGCACCAAGTTCTTCCAGCGGCCCAATCGCTGGCTCGTAGCTGACGAATTTTACGCAAGCAGGGATGTATCTCAGGATCGGCCATCGCTTGTTATAGGCATTCTGATCTTCAGCGGTGATACCCAGCCAAACATTCGGCCAAAAATCATTTCCTGATTTGCCGCCCCAACCATCAGGCAGCATCTTTTCAATATTTTCCGGTCGCTTCGTTAGCAACAACCAATCGAGGTTTGGCGTGGAGTCGATCAGACTCCAGAGATCGTCTCGCCACTGCGGATCCCATTGATTGTCGAAGACATCGGATAACGAAGCGCAGAACACGCGCTGGCGGTGGCCGTGCTTGGCCTGGAATGCCGCGTGGTGCTTGTTCCAAGTGAGAGGCTGTCGCCAGTAAGCGTCTGACGTGCGCGCGCGAGTGCCGACGCTCGGCACCGTCTCATCGGTCTTGCGCTGTCCCCACTTCACGCGGTGATAGCGCGTATCCATCAGAGTCTCGGCATAGCAATTATCGCAACCCGACGAGACCTTCATGCAGCCCAAAACCGGATTGAAAGTTGAGTCGGCCCAGGAAATATTTGTCGTCTCAGCCATCACGCCTCTCCCGGATAGACACCAGTCGACCGCCAAATCCTGATCTTCACCAGCCGACGCTGGTTTCGCCGGATGCCTTCTTTCCACAAGCCAACGGCGTATTCGATGGTGCAGAGGGAAGGATCGCGAAGACGTCCGCGATTTTCCCTGATGCGGCGCAGCGCGTTGCGGGTCTCGACGCGGACTTGTTGAGCAAGCGTTAGACTGTCGTACCAGCGCTCGTATTTGGACATCTCGCGCTCGATCTCAGCGTGTTGCTGCGCATCGGTCATACCCATCCACTCGGCCATGGCTACGTCGTCGTCTAGCATGTCGTCATCTTCGTCAGCCACAGATCGTCTCCTTAATCCAGCCGCCGGCGCCGTCGCAACGAGCGCACCGATCATATTGAATCGGCACAGGTTCATTCGGACACTCCCGCGCAAGGACGTGCAGGACCTTCGGCGAAAGCAGCAGCGTTGCCTTCGTGAAGCCTCGACCTTTGCAGTCTGAGCACTGTTGAAACGGCAGGCGCACATTCGCCGCCGCTTGCTGAAGGCTCAGTGACGGTTTTTCGCAGCGGCGCCTTTCCTCGATCTGATCGAATGTATCAGCCACGGTCGCGCTCCTCTTTCTTCGGAGGATCAGTCATCAGGACCGCGACCAACGTCTCGGCTTGTGTTCGGTCCATGAAGAACGGAGTTTCCATCCGCTTGCGGACTTCGGCTTCGTAAAGCGCTCTCGTCTCAGGTTTTGAAAAATCAGTCATGTTCAAAGTACCCCTTAAGTCGCCATTGAAATCGCGCGATGCCGTCGACGTAAAGCGTGATCGTTGAATGATCTCGGCTATCGATGATTTGCATTCGATCAAGCGATACTCCGCATTCGTAAAAACACCGGATATGTTTTTCGAGTTCTGTGTACCGGCTTGCGAGAATTGATTTAACCCAATCCTGATGGCTAGGGCTCAGTCGAGTCATTTGAGCCATAGCATCGACCGCAGGCCAATCGATCACGTATGGTAGTTCTTGAGCCATTGCCGACTTGCCTCCATGCGCGCATCTTCGAACGTCGGGCCCGGCGCCGGCGGCGCGAACTCGTTCATGGTGTGGCGGATGTCTTCGCCTCGTTGTCGCGCGCCGAACAGATAGGCGCGGAACTGATCTTCCGACATGCAGCCCGCTCGATATTCAGCACCGCGGGCATCGATGCGCTCCTGGCGCTCTTTCCAGTCAAGCATTTTTCAAACCGCTATGATGAGCGCTTCAGCAGCGCGAGTGATTGCTGTGTATCTCCATCGCCTCGGAATGTCGTCGCGGTCTCCGCGACCTCCGAACACATCACCTTCGTCGATCACAACGACCTTGTCCCACTGCGATCCTTGAGCCTTGTGAACAGTCGTGCAATACGCATAATCGAACTCATCGTAGTGACTGCGCTGCATCTTCTCCGGAAGGCGAAGGTCGTTTTCCTTGTTGTTCCAGAACCAATAGGCGTGCGGAACAGCGACGAATTCGGAGAAGTTCTCCTGGTCGATTGAATCTACCTCCAGATAGCTGACGTCCGGACGGCCCTTGCGCTTGGCCGCGAAGTCGCGGTCGCGCAATTCCTTCACCGTCCACATCGCGCCGTTCAGCAGGCCGCGGTCGCGTTTGTTCTTCAGGCAAATGACGCGGTCACCGACCACTGGCAGATGGTCGCCGGCGGGAAGCTTGCCCTGTGCGCGCAGTTCGTTGCGAATACGTCGATTGATCGTGACGCGGCTGTCATTTTTGCCGCACAAGATTTGCTCGGCCGCAAGTTCGCTGGACAGCTTCAGGTCGCCGCGGCGCAGGATTGAAACGCCTTGGCCGGCGCGCAGTCCCCTATGGCTGCCGATCGACAGCGTCTTGCCGAGCCGCACGTCGGTGGCGATGCGCACGATCGGGTTGTCGGCCGCCTGCCGGTGGATCTCGGTCAGCATGACGTCCGGAGTTTTGACCTCGGTAAAGAAACCGGCGCCGCTGATGGGTGGTAACTGTGCGGGATCGCCGAGCACCAGGATGGGTGTGCCGAACGATGTGACGTCCTTGCCCAAATCTTCCGACACCATTGACGCCTCGTCGATTATAAGGAGCGCGGCACCGCGCAGCGCGCTATCCGGGTTGATCTCCCACATCGGTATCTCGCGGTCCTTTTCCTCGTCCTCGCGATTCTTGCGGCGCGGCTTGTAGATCAGCGAGTGCAGCGTCGAGGCACCGTGGCATCCCTTCTTGCGCATGACGAGGGCGGCTTTGCCTGTGAACGAGGCGAACAGCGTATCGCCGTCGCACATGCGCGCGATCTCGATTGCCAACGTCGTCTTGCCGGAGCCGGCGTATCCGAACAGGCGGAATATCTGCGGGCGACGTTCGGCGTCCATGTCCAGCCACTTCTGGACCGATACGAGGGCTTCGTGCTGTTGCGGGGACCACTGCATCAGACGCTGCTGTTCCCCCGCGCCACGACGCTGCTGTTCCCCCACGCCACGACGCTGCAGCCGATCACGACGGCGATATTGCCAAGATTTATGCAGGCGTCGAATTCAGCCTGACTGCGGACTTCGGTTCTCTTCTTCATCGCATTTCTCCGTTCTGGTTTTACTGGTTTTTTAGCTTGAGCGCTCTCAACTTGGCTTCCTTGTCCTTGGTCAGTTCGTCGATCTGCTGCGGGGAAAGCAACTCATTCCGGTCGGCCCTGGTCGAGCCCCAAAGGTCGGTCACGGCCGCCTTGCTGGTGGCGGCGTCGAAGCTGTCCCTCATGAAGGTCATGTAGCCGGCAGCATCGTCGTAAGGTGTCTCGTCCGTCGTTTCGGTCTTTGCCGAGCCTGGGGAGGCCGTCTGTGCGGGTTCCTTCATGGCCGGGCTGTTGCGCCCGTCGTCCGGCGAGCCCTGTTCAGTGACTTCCGCAGCGGCTCCGGAGGCCTTGTCACTTTTTGCCCCGTCGTTTGAGGCCGTTTCGGACCTTTCTTGCGCCATAGCTTGTGCGCCTTGCGTCACCTTGTCGGCGTTTCGTGCAATGGTCTCGCTGATCCCGGAACTGATCGGGTCCGGCCCTGGCATAGCCTTCCGGAGGAATTCCTGTTCATCAATCGCCAGATCGGCAATTTTCCCGGTAGCGGGCCTTTCGGCCGGCGGGTCGTCTTTGCCGGGTCGATTATCCGTCGCCGGGTCGTCCTTGAGCGGGTTCTTGACCACGTCATGCGCCGGGCCTGGCTTGCCGAACAGGCTGTCGATCGTCTCGGTCCCGTCCCGAAGCGCCGTCCACATGCCGATCAGCCGCGGCATGTGCTCCAGCGTGATCGCCTCCTCGCCGGCGACATCGAGCGCTGCGAACACGCGGTCCGGCTCAACTCCCATCTTCTGGAACGCCTCGACCGATGAGCGGCGCCGGGTCGCCAAGGTCTTCTGGTCGCCCTGCAGCACCGCCAGCACGCCTTTCCAGGCAGCACCCCAAATCGACTTCGGTACGGTCTTGAGGATGGCCTCGCGGCGCGCGATCGCCGCGCCAGCCGAAAAGGCTATATTCGTCATGTCGGCGTTGAAGATGCCCTTGCGCCCGGTAATACTGCGGCGAACGGGAACGGTCTGGCCGTTGTTCATCTGCATGTCGATGCAGACGCCCTCGATGATGACGGCCGCGCGCGCCGGATCCTTGGTGTCGAGCTCGACGAAGCGGGCGCCAGCGCGCATGTTGCCGTAGGACGCAAACACGAGCTCGGCGAAGCGCACACTCGGTCCCACGATATCTTTGCCGGCGCGCGGGAGGGAATAGCAGCACTCGGCGGCGGTCTCCTCGTCCAGCGTGGCCCGGCTCATGATCTCGACCGAGATCGCCTTGTCGGTGCGGCGCGGATAGCGCTTGGCGGTCGCGACCTGTTGGCTGATCTCGGCAGCGACGGCGCCGGACATCATTTCCACAGGCTCGTAGCCGGTGACTTCGCCTGTCTCGTTATCGATGATCTCGCTCATGGCTTGCTCGCTTTCAAAAGATTTGCATCAAAAGTTCCTCGCAGCCGAACACTTGCTCGGCTCCGCATGATTCGCATTCGTAATTTTGTGCGTCCGGTTCAACGCCATCGACCTCGAGGCCGCAGATCAGACAGAACCCGGGATTGTCGAGCGAGTTACCGCGGCGCTCGCATGCGGCGACGATAGCAGCGTCAGTGAGCATCGGGTGCCAAAGCTTCCGCGCAATCATCCTGTTTTCCTTTCGGGTGTGTCACGTCTTCGGCGCGCGCCATGCACTCGCTGACCTGCTTGTGATGTCGGCTGGCGAATTCCTTGCGTGCGGCAAGCTGCTCATGGCCTGGATGTATTCCTGCGGCACGTCGACGTGCCAGCACTGATAGGTGTATGTGCTCATGACGAACACCACGCGCCGATCATCCAGTGAGCGACTCCGTCCTTTAGGAAGGTGACCACTTTCGCGTCCTCCCACTTGTTGCAATTTTCGTCCAGCCACGCACGCGCGTCGGTATCACGGTCGAAGGTTTTGTCAGCAAATGAGAGGCCAGTAGCCATTCCAAAGCCGCCGGAATAGGAATGGCCATTTTCGTACCGATCCTCGTCCTGAGCTTTCGCGAAGGCTTCTTTCACCTCGTTGCGAGTCAGTGTGCCGACGAGCACCATTTCTTGAAACTCGGCTCCCATCTTACTGCCCCCTCGTCAGCTTCTTGAGGTTCTTGCGAACCTGCGCGTCATGCTTCTTTGTTGGGGCCTTGATCACCTTGAGAACATCAGGATCAATAAAGTCCTCCCAAAACGGCATTGAGTTTCCGCCGCTGTATGGCGGAACCTCCTGCAGCTTCGCCATCTCGGTCCAGACCCGCAGATAGGAGTCGTGAAGCGCCTTATCCGCCACGCTGGATTTGAAATTGTCATAGGTGATCCGATCGACCTCACCGCAGAGCGCAGCCTTCACGGCCTCGCGCTTCACAGGGGCTCGATAGAGATAGTCGGACTTCGTGTAGCGAGAGACCTTGGCGCCAGGGAATATCTTTTCGATATCACCCTTTCTGCGCGCCCGGATCATCAGTTCATCGCGAGCACAGTCCTTGCTCACCACTGATAAGAAAAAATCGTTTCCGCAGATCCACACGAGCGTCTTCCTCCGCTTTGTGTTGCACTAAACTATTAGTATAGATGATTTGCCCCGACATCAAGCCTAAAACGGGATCAAATCGATGTATTTTTCGGCCGCAGCCATGGCGAGGCCCAACCGTGGCGTTGCCGCGTTGAACTGGCTCAAGGTCTTGGCCCGCAGTATGTTTTCGCAGGCCCTGTATAAGTCGGTCAACGGTACGGACGATTCCTGATCTTTCCGCCTCAATATCTCCAGATCGTTCGTTGCCGTCGTCAGTCGCTGATTGGCTTTTCCTAACTCAAGCCGCATCTCGGCAAGAAGCCTGCCGGTCTGGGCGGCCAGGTTCTCAGCCTCAGTCGTTTTGATGTGCGCAGCCGATTCGATGGAATCAATGAGTCGCTGCAGAACAATCTTTTTCATGGACATTATCCGTGCTCCTGGTTCTGGCGCTTCTTACGTCGGGCCAGCGCCGCCTTCCCTATCTTCGCCGCCATGTCGATACCGGCCGTCGAATGCTGTGCGAGCATCCGGATGCCGCGCGTGATCGCCTCCGCCATGTCGGCTTCCGTGCCGGCGCAGGCCGAGCACAGCGGCGGCGTCGCGCCTTCAACCTTGACCCATGAGCACGTCAGCGGCGTCTTTCGGCCGCCGTCTTTCGGCATCAGGCAGGCGTTGTGTTCCGTGCATTTGCAGACACGGCAAGCCGGGCCGTCGTTCTTCAAGGGCTTGTGGACCGGGGGCATCAGCGTTCCCCCACTGTTGCCACGGGTTGCCGTCGCAGGCATTCGTCGAACCTTGACAGGATAGCCCGGCGCATCTGCTTATTCAGCGGCTGGATAGCAAAAAACGCCGCCGCCGATACCAGGACAACGTCGAACAGTTCTTCGGCGTCGGGTGCTGTTAGAGCATTGATCGCGGCATCAATTCCTTCGCTGATCTTGCTTGCCGCATGTTGGACCGCAGGACTAACCGGGCGATCGAACGTGAATTTGGTAATTGATCTATCCATTTTGCGATCTTCCTCACGATGCCAAAGGATTTCAAAAAAGAGCCGGGGACCCATTCGCGGCGTCCCCGGCAGTTGCCGCCTTGGCCGTGCGGGCCTTCGACGGTCGCGGAAGTTCAGCGCGCCCTCGGCGACAACTTGCCGAACGCATATGGTAGTTGCGCGATATCGAGCTCGGTCACTTCGTGACCGGGCAGCCATCGATCAGTACCGTGCTTTTCCTTCGCCATTTTGTAGAGGCTGATGGCGATATCGATGTCCTGGCGCGCGCCTTCGAGAATCGGATTACCCGGTGACAGCACGCACGACCACGCATCCGGAGCGCCCTTCTTTGGAATGAAAACCAGTTGGAAGGCGAAGGTCTTTTGACCGACGCATCGAGCGAGGAAGCTGAGAAGTTGGTCGGCACCCTCAGTCTCCGGTCCAACGATTTCACCGTCGCCCATAAAAACAAAACCCGCATCAAGTAACGCCGGCATTTGGCGGCGCCCCTCCATGTAGTGCTCGGCCGGAATGTCGTAGCGATAGGTCGAGATATCGAGGAGGCATGCCTGATCGAGCGGCCGTTCCCGCTCGTTGGCGATTGTCTTGATATCTCCGATGCCTTTGATCTTCAGTTTGTCGAGCCGTGCCTTGCAGCGGACGCCATCCTTGCGCGTCCAGAAGATCGAGACTTCGGACAGGCCGTTGTCGAGACAGCCCTTGAGTTCGGGGTCGGCATCGAGAACCTGCTTGCAGCCGAGAACGAAATCATAATCTTCTTGTGCGAGGAGTTCCTGATCTTCCATCAGCTTTGCCTTCGCGGCCTTGGTAAGCTGCGCTTTTTCAGGCGGTGTTAAATCGTCGTCCGGTCCGTAAGGACCGCGGACATATTCGGCCGAGAATAGATCAAACCCATCGAGCAAAAGTCGATGTGTCGCTTGGCCCAGGATCAGCGATGGAGTTTTCTTCTCCTTCGGCCGCTTCGGGTTCATGGCCGACTTGTGCCAGAACAGGTTCGGGCCCTTGAGCAAATCGCGGATGTTGCTCGATCCGAGCGAGTCGTCAGCATGATAGCGTTCGGAACTGAGACCGATATAGATCCCGTCTGCAAGTTGGGTCTTCGCCATGGCTTCCTCCATTGGGCGGTTACGATTGACGCAGGATATACTTATAGGTTAGTCCGTTCAAGCCCCGTCCGGGACAGGTTCCAACATTTCTCGGGAGGCCCAAAACTCCCGACCGTCCTCGAATCGAATCTTGCATAGAGCAACGCCGTCGCTTCGGTCTTCCGGTTGAACTGAAAAATCGGTCAACAGCCTGCATCGCTTCCCGATGTAACGATCTCCAAAGAATAAAGCCATTTGATATGGCGCATAGATGCAAACCGCCTGATCGCCGGCGCGCGGATCGAAGTCATCTTCGGGTTTGAGTGCGGTCATTTTTTCTCTCGAATTTTTCTTAATCGATTTTCAAGCTTGGCCTTTTCTCGTTCCAGTCTTCGTATCTGACGAGTGACAGCAATAATTTCCTTGAGAAGGTACTGTACAAAAACCAGAGAATTATCCGGCTTCATGTCAGCGGATCCCATCGGATCAGGACACCCTCGAACTTGTCGACGCCGGGATGCTCGTCGCGCCAGAACGCTTTCATCTCGTCCCATGTCTCGAAACCATCGGCCTGCGCGAACAAGTGGAGGCGTTCGTCGTAAAAACAATTCTCGGCCACTTTGCCGCCGCCGACGATGGCGCTACCCCAAAAGATAAACTCCAGCTTAACAGGCAGCGCAGAAGTGCACCGACCGTCCCCGATCTTGAAGCACTGCTTGGTCCGCATGCCGTGATAGAGTTGCACGGTCTCGCCGACGCGCGCATGCCGGCGTTTGCCGATCGCGCGGATGGTCTGACGCTTTGGCCAGATCTTAGGACCGATGCGATATCCTGCTGGCGCGGTTGGATCATCGACGATCTTGGGTTCGACCGGCAAGATTCCGAGGCCGACCCTGATCGGGTCGACGAAACGCTTTTTGAATGAATAAGCTGTCATTTGTACGGCGGCCTCAGATGCGATGTATCCGGCTCGGCAACAACTTCCGGCTCCCACTCCATCCCAAGTGCCTTGATGATTTCGAGAAGCCGTAGGATGGTTTCGTTTCCTTCGGGGCCATTGTACACGCCGTCGCGCGCGTAGCGCTCAATCGTCGGAAGCGTATCGGGCTCGCTAGGGTTCGGCGCGTAAAACTGGTAATCGCGTATCCCGTTCAGGATTTCGTGGATATCGGTTGCCATCAGAACAATCTCCCCTGTGATTCGATCGCTCGCAATTCCTGCAGCAACTCCTCGCGGTTCCGAAGTATCTCCAGAGCCCACTTCAGCGAAGTCGGGACAAGAACGTCCAGCGCGTCGAGCGCTGACCGCAAGGTGTCCGCGGTCTCGTTGTCGGCGAGCAGTTGCTGTCGATCGCGCGGCATCAAATGCCTCGCCGAGTTAGGCCGTAAAAACCGGCAAGTGTATCCAGGTCGGCACCGGTATTGGTCGCCGCGAGATCATGATGCTCGATCTTCAACTTCTCCTGCTGAAGCCGCTCGCGAAGATCCGAGTCGGGTTCCGGCGGCTCACGCACGATTTCCGGACCGACCTGCATCACGTCAACAAAGTGGTGGCCGTCCGCAGATGCGCGACCGATGAAGTCCCAGGTGTGCGCCGCTGATGCGTCTCCGCACTGGCCGGTGTATCGCGCGGGCTGCCATTCGGTCTCTGGCGTCATGGCCTCGCGCTCGGAGTCAGCCACGACGCGAACCCAATAGAAGGCGCCGGCGCGTAGCGTCGGTTTGCCGCGCACGGTATTAAATAGTTCGACGCGTTCAAGTGTTGGCAGCGGACTAACCGGAAAGCCGGCTTGCTCCTCGTCGCGCTTGACGAAAAATTCTCCGATGCTGTTGCCGTCACCATAAATTCCCATGGTTGCCTCCTTTGGCGCGGCGAACGATGGAGACGGACACCGATCGCGATTGCAGATTTTGGCTAACAACCACTTCAACATCTTCGACATCTAGAATTGGGACTTGAAGGTTGTCCAGAACGTAACCGCCGCAGGCATAGAGATCGTAGATTGTGCCCTGAATGGCTGACTTGAGCCTGAATTCGGTTACTTGGGTTAACGGCTCACAGATGAAGCTGTCTGCGATGCGGTAGACCTCTGTCCAAAATTCGTCTGTCGTCATGGGATCAGATCCAGCGTCTTGCACTTCAGCGCCTCGGCGATCTTGACCAGCTTCACCAGCGTGATCGAGCTCTGACCGGATTCGTATTTCGAAACCTGCATCGGCCCGACGTCGATCACTTCGCCGAGTTCGGGCTGGCTCATGCCGATCTTCTCCCGGCGCGCGCGGATACGCGCTCCGATCGCTTCATCGGTGACGGGTTTTTTCCGGGTCATTCCTTCTCCTCGCATACGGCTGGCGGCAGGATAACGTATAGGTCGATACCGGCCATTTCCAAATTCAAAGCTTCTGCGATCATCGTGTCCATCACGAATCCGGCCGGCGGCCGCGGCGGCCATTTCTCATAAATCCGTTTCATGGACTCGTCTACGGTCTCGGCAGGATAGTGCACCATCGCGCGGTAGTGATCGCGATTTTGGATGATGACTTTAACAGCCGCGCACCAGCCGCGCTTGAACTCGGGAGACTCTTCTCTGAAGTAGTGCTCTTGGCAAAACGCTGCCGTCGAAACAAACAGCAGTGCTCCCGTGATGATTGCTCGCATCATGTCGATTTCCTTTTTTCAAGATCTTCCTTGATCTCGGTCCGCAATTTCTGCACCACGGAATTGAAAAGTCGGAGTCGATGCTCCGGTTTGATGGCCGCCATCACCAGTGATTTGAACAGCAGGATTGAGGCTTCAAGCCTGACTTCCTCTGGGACGCCAGCCATGGTCGTGAACATCACGGAAGCTGCCTGCTTTGCCATCGCCATCTTGACGGGAACTGTTAGGGGATCAACCACTGGCACCTCTTCAGTTCATTTCACCGGCCACACTCTTGCGTAGCGTGTTGCAGAACGTCTCGACCATCTCGGCACGCTCTTCCTCGCCGATACCGGAGATCAGTGCGGTCACAAGAATGCCTACCGCGACGATCTCTGTTCGGCGTTCGGCGTCCCGCGGTAGCGCATCCGCGAGCGCCATAGCGATTTCGTTGTGGTCCATGGCAGCTTCCTTGAGAAGCCACCGCATAGGCCTGAGTCGCGAGGATCGGACAATCTGAGAGTTTAGTTATCAACCGGATGTCCACCGTCATCTTGTGCGTGCCGCGCCGATGATAGCCTGCTCGATCGCGACCGCGATGGCGGGCGATCGACGCTGTGTTGCTTACCATGTCAGCGCATTTGATCGACTGTGCTTCGGCGCCGGCTTTTGCCAGCCGGTCCAAGTTCATCCGGTTGCGTTGTAGGCGGTTGGTGCGGTTCGATGTCGGCTCATCGGTCAGATCGCGAACGATGTCGGCGATGTCCTTTCCAAACTCCATAACCAACTGTTCGTGAGTAACCGGCTGGTCCTCGACCGTGTCGTGCAGGTAGGCTGCGGCACAAGCGCGCTTGCTCAGGCCATAGCGCGCGCAAAGCTTTGCCACTTCATCGAGGTGGACAAAATACGGCTCGCCGGTGTACTTGCGCACTTGACCCCTGTGTGCACGCTCGGCGAACTTGCGGGCTTTGTCGACGATGTTCATGCCTCTGTGATCCCCAGCACTTCGAGATAAAGCCGCGTCAGCTTGTCGTAAGCGCCCGCGCGCGCCCGGTTCGTCATGCGAAGCTTGCCGTCGGGGCCGTTCTCGCCGCGGGCGATGGCATCGTCGGTCATCTTTGGCGGTGCCGGCGCCGCATTCGGCGTCCAGCTTCTTGCGGTAGATCGCCTCGGAAACGTCGCGGACCTGTTCAGGCGTATGTTTTGGTTTGTCGGCCACGCGCAGCCCTCCGTTTGGCGGCATCAAGCCGCGATTGAAATTCCGCCAGCCGGTCGGCGTGAGAGTCGAAGTAGCGAAAGATGACGCCGACAGGCCGCATCTGTCGGATCAACTCGCGGCACATGAAGTCATTCACACCGATCACATCGTAGGCCATCAGCGCGCCGGGGTGTGGGACGAATTCCCCTCCGCACGCTTCGCAAAACGTCCGCAAGACGCTCTCTGATACGGAGCGATGGACGGTTTGAAGGAAAAAATCTGCATCAGATTCCTCTTCAGCAGTTAGCTTGCCGTAACGGCCTAACACACGATCCTCAAAAGACAGGTTCACCGCAGCGCTCCCATTACGATCGCGCCGAGAAACAAGATCGACGCATAAGCAACAACAGCGCAGAATATCCTAAGGCAATTCTGTACGCGGCCGAGCGCCATGTCGATTTTGACTATCAAATCCAGAACCGGACTCATCGCCGCTTTCCTTTACGTGCTTTTTTCTTTGCCACCTTTGCGACCTCGTTGCGTAGTTGATCGACAGTCGGTCTCTCCGGTGTCCGTGCACGCTTGGCGCCCGGCCCTTTGGTATTGTAGCGGATCAGCTTCAGCCGCTCGATGTCGGCAAGCTTGCTAGGTTTCTTCGGTTCTTCCTTTACCACTGCGATCTCCTTCACAGGTCGCGGGGACGACGCTTCGGATGGCGGGGAGCGTGGTCGGCAATGATCTGGCGAACGCGTTCTCTGGTCACCCCCATGGCGTTGGCTATCTCCTCTAGGGTGTAGCCCGCGTGATGCTTTCGCCAACTGATGGCGTAGTTCCACCGCCACCGAATACGCTCTTCTCGACCGGTCCCTTCGACAAGGGGCAAGCATACTTCGGGGATAGTCCGCGTTTTCTTCGCCGCCATCGGTGTATACCTAAAGGTTAGGGTCTGCCGCATATCCTCCCTCGCCGCCTGCCTGTCAAGCCCTTGTGGGAAATAAAAAAGGTGTGGACGAAAGAATTTATTTTTCTTGAACGGGTACGCGGCGGATACGAAAACGCAAGCCCTTGGTTCTTCGTCTATTTTTTGGCCTCCGCGTACCTGGTGACCGCTTCGCGTACCCGGTCGCGTACCGTTCGGTCCTGCTTTCTCGGTCTTGACAGACGTTCTCGCAATAGCGCATATCGCTTTCGCGCGCGGCCACACATTCCGATAGACCGGGCGCTCATCAAGAGCGCCAAACGGCACGATCGCAGGTCTTGTCTCTACAGTAACCTGTCTCTAATGAATCGTATGCGCGCGCGAGGGCGCGCTTCATCAATCATGTCGGCAAAAACGTAAACCACCGGCTTGACGGTCGAAAATATACAGCGCACAAAACACCAGCGATTGATTCTCCCTCGATAGGTTCCATTCCCCCTTTTCACAGTTGCTGCGCCGGTTCCTATCCCCGGCCTGCATCGCCCCGGTCATCTGAATCAGTCGCCTTTTTCGTGATGGCCGGGGCAACTAATTGAGGGAGCATCACGATGGGTAAGCGAACGACGATCGAGAGCGAAAAGTCTGCCACCGGTAAGGAAATCCGCCTGCCGGCGAAGACCACGATCAAGACCTTCAATTCGGCATTCGACGAAGCAAAAAACATTATCGACGATGCCAACGAGGTTTTGAAAACCGCCGCCGACGAAGCCAAGGCGAAGCACCTCAACCTTTGGGCTTACAAGACCTGCAAGAAGCTGTTCGATGACTTCCATGCGGCCGAGAACGAGGCCCTCGCCGCGGAAAAGCTGGCGGTCAAACTCGCCAATTTCGACGAGTGCCGGAAGCATTTCGGGCTGGACGAGATCGCAAATTTGCAGGGCCGGCTCACGGGCATAGGTGAGATCGGCAGCAAAACCGACGTCAACGGTGTGCCGCGCGAAGTCGACGAAGATGGCGAAGAAGATCCCCGGCCATCGCATTTGAGACGACCCGGCGCCTCCGCTGCATCGGCGGTACAGGAAATGGCCGAAAAGGCCGGAGCTACGATCCCGCCGAAAGATGATCCGATGAACTCCGTTGGGCGCGGCCCGAAGCCTCACTAAAAGGAAATTCCATTATGGGTGTGGAGCTTGGACAGACGTTCGGGCATTGGACGGTTGTTGCCTTGGCGCGTGTGATAATCCCCTCGCAGCAGTTCTGGACTTGCGAGTGCAGCTGCGGCAATCGCAGAGATGTGAGGTCGGACAATCTTCTAAATGGTCGGTCTAGGCATTGCGGTTGTTCGAAATCTCCGCGATGGGAGGATTTGTCTGGCAAAGTTTACGGCCGGCTTACGGTAGTTGCTTTCGATCATGTCACGCCATACAGGCACGGCACGCGCACGTACTGGCGTTGCAAGTGTTCGTGCGGAACCGAAAAAATAATCCGGTCTGACGGGCTAAAGGGTGGTGATAATGTTTCGTGCGGCTGCAAAAAGGTCGAGCAGCTAACAACTCATGGTGACACGGGAACGCCAGAGCATTCTGCTTGGCTCGCGCTCTTCGACCGATGCCGCAATCCGAACAACGAATCTTTCAAGGACTATGGCGCGCGCGGCATCAACATCTGCGAACGATGGGAAAATTACGAGAATTTCTTAGCTGACATGGGTCGTAAGCCTACGCCGAAGCACTCGATTGAGCGAGTACGCAATAACGACGGTTACCAGCCAGATAATTGCGTTTGGCTCCCTATGCGAGAGCAATCCTACAATCGAAGAACAACGAAAATGACGGTCGAGAAGGCCGCTGCTGTTAGGTCGCGGGCTTGTGAATCGCAGCGTGTTCTCGCAGAGGAATTTGGCGTAAGCCAGGGCACGATATCTCGAATTTTACTGGGGCAGTCATGGCTCTGAGATGTCTTGGCGTGGACCCCGGCGTCAACGGAAGTTGCGCGCTCTATCTCGGTGAGGGCCTGATGCTCCCGCCCGAAGCGATCTTTGATATCCCCACTGTGGGCGACGGCAACAAGCGTGAAATCGACTATGCGCGCATGCGCGACATGGTGTGGGCGCTGCGACCCGATGTAGCGTTTATCGAAGTGGTCAATGCTTTTCTGCCGAAGCGAGAAAACCCCGAGACAGGCGAGAAAGAAACCGTGAATTTTGGCGCAACATCCATGTTCCGGTTCGGGGGGGCGTATTATGCGGCGCGCGCCGTTATCTGCTGTCTGAACATTCCGCTTCGGTCGGTCGGGTCTCCGGAGTGGAAGGGCGGATTCGGGCTCAAAGGGGGAAAGGCAAACAAGGATGCTTCGCGCAAGCTGGTGATGCAGCGGTACCCGCAAACGGCTCCGTTCGTTTCGCTTGTGAAGCACGGAAACCGCGCTGAGGCTTGGCTGATCGCATGCTACGGCGCGCGCAAGATGCGACGGGAGAACGAAAATCTCGACATCCCCGAGTGAGAAACCGCGCGACATCGACTACGTGTTTGATTTCCTGATGGATCGAATCACGGATGGTCGGCGCCGGGCTCGTGCGGCGTGTCAGGAACCGACATGCGGTGCGCGGGAGCAGGGAGTGGTGATCAGTTGTTCGTCTGTGAATTGCGGGGAGAAACTCATGCACAGTGGATGGCGCCGGGAATTGCGGGCATGTTTGCTGCTACGCGGGATGGTGTTGGACCGGGAGCGGCAGGAAATTGAACGGGCCGCGCAAGCGGACAGGAAGGCGAAGCGGTGAAACCGGAAACCGACAAAGAGGAAGCGCACTGGACCCTTTTCGAGAAGTTGCTCGAAATGTGGGACAGCGACGCGCTGGTCAAGTTTTTCTACGCTGAGTATGAGCGCGGTCACGCCGCGGGCTATACCGCCGGCTACGAGGCCGCGCGCGCCGATATTCTTGCTGATCTCGAAACGGTCGCGAAGCGGACCAAGGCGCTGATGCCGCCGGCCGACCGCAAGCCTCTGGCGGTCACGGCGATGGAACCCATAGATAGGTCCGAAACGGACCAATCTGGGACAGCAGAAACGACCGTCGCGGGGGAGTGTGAAGCGCCCGAGGCTACCCAAGTAGCCCCCGAGCCCGAAAAACGCACCAGCGAGCCCCGCAGGCCCGAGGAACGGCCTCGTATTTCCCACGGAGTGGGCCGCGTGTCAGGATACGCAAGGCCGGAAGGCATCCCGTCGAATTTCGAAATGTGCCGGCTGGTCCTGATCGACGCCGGCCGCCCGTTGACCGCAACCGAGATCCGCGACTGCGTTAAGGTCCGATGGTGGCCCGATGTTCCGGCGGACTGGAAGTCGAGCCCGTTCGGGTTCTTGGGTTCAGGCAAGCTGAAAAAAGATGAAGACGGCAAGTTCATCCTGCCGGATGACAAGCCTGTCGAGCGAAAGCCGACGCCGCAGGAGATCATCAACGCCGAGGTCGCCAAGCGCCAGGCACCGAAGCTTGGCCCTCCAGCCCGTCAGGACGGCGTAGATTTTTTATGGAACGGCAAGACGGTCACACTGCACCAGCGAGAGGCGACGATCGCGGTCCAGTTGCGGGCCGCGATGGGGAAGGGTCACCTCGACGCGAAGCTTTTGGCAAATTCGATCGGCATCAAGTCCGAGGCGGAATCGGTGATGCGGGATATGGTTTCGATCCTGAACCCGAAGATCGCGGAGGTCGGTTTGCGTGTGGACTACTTCAAGGGGTTCGGCTTCATCATGAAGGAAGTTTGAACCGTGGGGAAAAGAAGCTCATTCGAGCGCGTCCCTCAAGATAAGTACATGACGACGGACCCATGGCCGGTTCGCCGATTGCAGGCGCATCTTCCGTCACGAATGATCTTTGCAGAACCATGTGCAGGCAACGGCGATATCATAAAATCAATGGAGTGGTTCGGTCACCGCTGCGCTTATGCATGCGACATCAAACCCGGCAAAAAGACAATCGAGAAGCGCGATGCACTGACGCTTGATGGGCGATGGCGCCGGGGATCAGGCGCGGCGATGTTCGTGACGAACTTGCCCTGGTCACGTGAGGTACTTCACCCGCTGATTGATCATCTGTCCGCGCTGTTGCCGCTCTGGACAATTCTTGATGCTGATTACATGCACACCAAGCAAGGTGCTCCCTACATCGATAAGTGCCGTCAGATCGTCAGCATCGGCCGCGTGAAGTGGATCGAGGGCAGCGACGGCGGCGGGATGGAAAACTCTTGCTGGTATCTGTTCGACGCCAAGCATACCGGCGGCCCTAGATTCATGGGGTTGGTCTGATGGCGGTCAAGATCATCGTCGGCGATTCCCGCGAGCAATTGAAACTTCTCGCCAGCGAATCCGTGCACGAGATCGTCACCTCGCCGCCCTATTGGGGCCTGCGCGATTACGGCGTCGCCGGCCAGATCGGATTAGAGGAAACGCCGCAGGCCTTTGTCGCCGAGATGGTGGCGCTGTTTGCCGAACTGCGCCGGGTGCTGCGCGCCGACGGCACGCTGTGGCTCAATCTCGGGGACAGTTATGCCACCGGCACGACTTCGGATCGTAATCCGACGGCAACCGGAAAACACGGTTACTGGGAAAACCCGGCCATCAATAAACGAATTGACGGGCGAGCCTATGGCCTCAAACCCAAAGACCTAGTCGGCATTCCCTGGATGGTGGCCTTTGCCTTGCGCGCCGATGGCTGGTATCTGCGGCAGGACATCATCTGGCACAAGCCCAATCCGATGCCGGAAAGCGTCACCGACCGCTGCACCAAGGCGCATGAATACCTGTTCCTGCTCTCGAAAAGCGAACGGTATTTTTACGATGCGGACGCAATCGCTGAACCGGCTTCGGAGAATACGCATTCCCGCGGCACCAAGCTAGTGACGCCCAAGAGCGCGCCGGAAGATTCGATGGTGCGCGCCAAGGAAAGCTGGCACGCCTCGACCGGCGATCACGTTTCCACCCGCAACAAGCGCAGCGTCTGGACCGTGGCCACGGCCCCCTTTGCCCAGGCCCATTTTGCCACCTTCCCGCCGGCACTGATCGAGCCCGCGATTCGGGCCGGCACATCCGAGCGCGGCTGCTGCGTGGCCTGCGGCACGCCGTGGATCAGGATCGTTGCCCGCTCGCGTTCGAATGAAAGCGGTTCGGGCCGTAGCGGCAAAAACCCGGCCGGCAAGGGCGGTCCCAACGCGCAGCACGCCGGCAGCGACGATGATATCCGAAACGGCCCCGTGATCACTACCTCGACGCTCGGCTGGTATCCGACCTGTGACCACGATGGCCTCGCTCCGCTGCCCGCCTATCCCGACAAACCCGGCCGCGGCGACGACGACGGCCTTGAGGTGGAAGCGGCCCACGATGCAGCGACAGCGCTGTGGCGCGCCCAATGCCGCGAGGTCGACGAGAAGCGGCGAGCGCTGTGCGAGATCTCCGCGCGCCTCATCACCGCGCCCTGCACCGTGCTCGACCCCTTCGGCGGCGCCGGCACCACCGCGCTCGTCGCCGATCGTAACCAGCGCCACGCCATCCTGATCGAACTCAATCCCGAATATGCCGCGATGGCCCGCCGCCGCATCGATGGCGACGCGCCGCTATTCGCCGGTGTGGATCATCCCTGATGGCCTTCGATCCCCGCCAACTCGACGAGATACGGAGGCGCGTTCGCGTCAGCGATGTGGTCGGCTCTGTATTTCCGCTCATCAAAAAGGGGAATGAATTTGTCGTCAAAGGCAACGAGTCGTTCACGGTCAACGATGCGAAACAAGTGTGGTGCGAATTCGGATCAGGCGGCGACGGAAAGGGCCACGACGTCTTCGAATTTCTCGTCCAGAACCAAGGGCTATCGTTCCCCGAAGCGGTCGAAGAACTCGCCAGACAAGCCGGCGTCTCCCTCAAGGACGGACCTGGACGGAGTCCTGCTTCGTCTAATGGCGCTGGAACTGCATCGGCATCCCACGCTCGAATTAACGGAAGCGGAGCGGAGAGCTCGCCGACAGGTCGAGACGATAGGCCTGACAATGGTCTGGGAAAAGCTGCAGGCGGCAAGCGTGAAGTCATAGCGACATGGGATTATCTCGATCCGGAAAACACGCTGCTTTACCAAACAGTGCGCATGCAGGAACGGATGCCGGATGGCAGTTGGCGTCTTACAAAAGATCGCAAAATCTGGAAAACCTTTTTGCAGCGCCGACCGGCACCGACGCCGGGCGAATGGATTCTTGGTCTTGATGTCGTCGATCGAGAAACAGGCGAACCTCTTGAGTTTTTGAAGACGGCGACCGGTACTGCATGGCTACGCGTAACCGATGAACGTCTGAAGTGGAACAACACTACACGGGCAACGTTCGCCGATCTCGGTAACGTCGAGCACTGGCTATACAATGCAAATGCAGTGATCGACGAACTCCAGGAACCGAGGGACGACCAGCGGACTATTTTCTGTCCCGAAGGAGAAGGAAAGGTCGATGTCCTGAAAGAGTGGGGTTTGCTTGCCGTAACCAATTCCGGCGGTGCAAAGCATTTCACCACCGCCTGCGCAGAATTCTTTAGGGGCGCAAGGCACGTCGTCATTCTACAGGACAATGATCGCGCCGGCGCCGAGGGAGCGGCCAAGAAAGCCGCGATGCTGAAAGCTGTCGGCGTTGAACTGATACAGGCGTTGAATTTTCGCGATGTCTGGCCCAGTTGTCCGATGAAGGGCGACGTCAAGGACTGGCGCGACCATGGCGGCACAAAGGATCAGTTGCTCGAGATCGTTGACGATCTGAAGCCATGGACTCCGGAACCCTACAAATTCAGATACGGAGCAAAGACCGCAGCCGATCTGGATGACAAACCGAAGCAGTATCCCTGGCGGATTAAATTTCTGGTGCCGCGGAATGTCGATACGCTTATCATGGGGCCGAGCAAATCGGGGAAGACATTCGAGACGCTGAATATGTGCATGCATGTCCACTTCGGAAAGGATTACGCGGGCCGACGTGTTGAACAGGGCGGTGTTGTCTATTTGACTTATGAGGGATCTGAAGGTTTCGAAAACAGATTCCGCGCCTACATGCAGCACAACGATTTAACCAAGGCTGATCTTCATTCGTTTGCATGGTTGACGCGACCGCCTGGCCTTTATGCGAGCGAGGATGATGCTAAGGGTGTAGCGCAGGAAATATCCGAGATCGCCAAGACCTTCCGTCTTCCGCTGTCTCATTCAGTGATCGATACTCATAACGCGGCGACCCGGGGATCGAGCGAGATCAAGAGCGAGGATTTGAACCGCATCCAGAATAATTACGGGACCGTTCGAACCATCACGGGTTGCCCTCTCTGGATCGTCGGTCATACAAATCAGGAAGGCCGGCACCGCGGCAACGAACAGTTTTTCAACGGCATCGATGCCGCGCTGTTGATACGCAGGCTCTACACCGATGAGAAAAAAAAGATCGAAAAGCGCGATGATGATAGGCGCGTCATTCGCCGATTGAGTTCCGACAAACAGCGCGATGGCGACGACAACGTGAGCGTCGATTTTGTGTTGCAGCGGGTTGTAATCGGTAAGGACGAATTCGGTGACGATATCCCGTCGATGGTATCGACTGAACCGGCGCAGAGCGTGCCGGACAGTGTTGTAGAGGAGACTACCCGGAAAGCTGAATGGCTCGACGGGGAATATCTGATGGGGAGCAATCTGGATGTCTTCCAGGCGTTGCTGCGCAGCCTTGCAAAATCCGGACAGCCGCCTCCAAAAGAACTCGGATTGTCAAATGTCCCATTGGTGGTCGAATGGTCGCATCTCGGCAGAGAGTATAAGAAGACCGATCCGCGCGAACAGGATGAACCGATTGATAAATATCAAAATCGCATGAAGGCGAGGACGCGGCGATTCCGTGCTGACCTGCTTAGAAAAAAGGTTATAGGGGTCGCCGAGATGATCGATCCATCAGCCGTCAACGAGAATCCGGAGAAGCCGATGATGATGCATTTTATCTGGCCGACTGGACGAAGGGTTTATGGTAAAGGCCTGCAGTGGCCGCCATTGCCGAAAAAGAAAAAGGAGCAGCCGATGATTCTGGCTCCTGGCGAAACCGAAGACGATCTTCCTCCCATATAAAATCACAGTGCATGCAGAACCCCAAATGATAATCAAAGAGACGGTGGCAGGCGTGGCGGCGGATGGTGACCGTCCGTCCGGTCACGGCAGGATGCTAGGCAAGGCTCTGGCGCTGATTGCTGAGATTGGCCGCCGAGATGCGCCGATGCCAATCCCTGATACTTGCCTCACCTGTGCCTTCCGCGAAGGGACGATGCCCAATCAAACGGCTGGCACGGGCGTGATGGCGCTCAATTGCGTGCTGCGGATCGACCTTGACCGATTTGCATGCCATCACGGGATGAAGGAAGGCGAGCCGCAGAAACTCTGTGCGGGTTACATCGCCGCGATGCTTGCGCCATTTTCGCAAGTGAGGGAAATCTTGGCCGCATTTCACAATGAACTCGGCACCATTGAAGATTCGACGGACGATGAGGTGCGCACGGCCTTCGATACATGGTTGAGCCTCGCTGATCCCGAGCGTCGGCTGGACGTTTATCAGGCCGCTCGTGAGTATGCCAAAAGTCAGATGCACGGTGATGATCAGTAGATTGTGGACAGAGAACCATGAGGGTACAAAAAATGCAGGGGTTGACCAGCATGAAGACTGATTCCGAGGATGTCCAAAAGGCGGTCCTCGAAGACCGCAAGCGCCGGCGCCTTGGGCTCGCCGCCGAAATGAAACAACTCGGAAAACACAAAAAGCGAATCAAGTTCAGATTGGTCGAGGGACGCTCCTGGCCGATCGATGTTGCCACTGGCGAGAATGCGGATATCGATCGCGAAGACGTCATGGCGTCGTTACCGGACGATATGAAGGCGCTGGTTGGTGACGTCGATGAAAAGATGCAGGCCATGCGCGTCGAGGCCGACAAGCACCAATCGTTTACCGAGGATACCGTGCAGGTTGACGAAGGAGTGCTTTTGCGCCGGCGGGCCGAGCGTGAGGCAGAACTTGAATCGCGCTCCAAGATACGAGGCGAGAAATGGACGCCGGAACTCGTCGAGGCGAGACTGGAAGACGCCTATCGCACGCTGTTTCGATCAAGCATCGGCGGTACGGGACCGCGTCCATTCGGCAATGCGATGCCGGCAATCATTAAGGAAGTCTCCGATCTCGTGCACCAGGCCGGCAACAAATCGCTTCGTAATGCGATTGCTCACAGGTTCAAGGGAGTACCATCGACTGAAGAAGTCCGGCGAGCTAACGAGGCCTTGGCGTGGGCAACTGAATATCTATTAACCGAGCATCCCGATCTGCCTGGGTTCGTTCAGTTGTCGGCTTTATGGAAGGCATGGGGCGCCAAGATCAGTAAAAAGTGTGAGACTCACGGCATCAATCGACAGGCGTTTTATCGCGATCGAAAGATAGCGTTGCAGCTGATTGTCGATGGGTTGATACGAAGCGGGAAGGCGCCGACGTGAGGCTTATTCGAGTCTTCCCGCGTATCACCAAGGCAACGCCGCGAGATGATCTTGCGCGTTTCGGCCCTCCAACTTTATTCGACGAGGCTGACGAGGTTCATGTGTCGGTAACGTTCAGCGAGGATAAGATGATCGCAGAACATCTTGCTGAGCAATGGAAGCACGTCGCGCCGGTCAAAATCGGTGGCGTTGCCTACGACGACGATTCGCTCGAATTTATTCCGGGTCGCTATATCGGCCCCGGCTATACCATCACGTCGCGCGGATGTCCGCGCAAGTGCTGGTTCTGCGGCGTCTGGAAAAAATGGCCGACCGTCAACCCCATGACGATCTACCCCGGATGGAACGTTCTGGATGACAACCTGCTCGCCGCGCCGCGCTGGCACGTGGAGGCGGTATTCGAGATGCTGCGCCAATACGACCGCAAGCAGCGCGTGACGTTCACAGGCGGCTTGGAAGCCCTCTCACTGCAGGAATATCAAGTCGAACTACTCGCGAGCCTCCGGCCCAAGCCCGCAATGTTCTGGGCCTATGATCCCGGCGACGAATTCGAGACGCTAGAGCGCGCCGCGCGGTTGATGATCGAAGCAGGCTTTACCGCCGCATCGCATCGGCTCCGCGTCTATGTCTTGATAGGCTTTCCGAAAGACACCTTCGATCTGGCGGAAAAGCGCCTCAAGCAAATGATGAGCATCGGCCTGACACCGATGGCAATGCTGTGGTCGCCGGACAAGCCATCGCAAGAGCGATACCGACCTGCGCCGGAATGGCGTGCGTTCCAGCGCCGTTGGGCGCGACCGGCAATCATACATTCTGATCCTGAGTGCCATACATGAAAAAACTCCAGAGGCTCTTGAAACTACATCAGGGCGGCGAAAAGTTTGTCCCCACTCCTATCTGCGAGTGCGTCGGCACTGCGCAGAGGATGCATGTTGACGGTCGATTTATGGGATGGACCGAAGGTAGGCGCGGTCCCAAAGGTGGTGTCTGCGGTGCTTGCGGCGGTGCGATTCCTGATGAGAGAGGCAAGTGAAGAAACAACCGGCATATGCTTCTGAGGTCGCGCTCTGCGCAGCATTCCTTGCTGCCGTCGATAAGCAGAAGTGGACCGCTTATGCCGAGAGTCTAGGATGGGACATCCTACTTGTTCGAAATCGTGACGGATTCCAGATCGGTATCCAAGCCAAACTGCGGCTCAATGTCGAAGTCATCAATCAAGCAATCGAGGAAGGTGCATGGTATAGGATCGACGAACCCGGCCCCGATTGTCGCGCAATCCTGGTCCCTCCAGATGGCGGCCCGGCCTTCGACAAGGTTTGTGATTTCATCGGACTGACAATCATCCGGATGCGCGACATGACGCATCTCAATCCGCGCTGGAACAGTGCGTTCATGCCGTCGCTGCCTGACGATCAAATCCATGATCGGGAGTGGCACGAGATGGCGCCGACGAAACGCCACAAGCTACCGGAGTATATTCCTGATGTAGCCGCTGGATCATCGGCGCCGATCCAACTCACACAGTGGAAAATCAAGGCGATCAAGATCGCTATTCTTTTGGAGAGCCGCGGTTATGTTACCCGCGCCGATTTTTCCTACCTACAGATAGATCATCGTCGCTGGATAACGATGGGTTGGTTGAAGATTGAGAATGGTCGATACGTAGCCAACGCTTCCCCTGACTTCAAGGCTCAGCATCCCATCGTCTACGGCCAGATCGAATCCGATGTAGAAAAGTGGAAACCGAAACAATCGGAGATGCTATGACAATCGATATTACATTCAACGACAGCGGCCGCACAGCGACGCAGCCATCGAACCCGAAATTTCCGGACGGTATCGATGTCGATATTTCAGCACCGGGTCGTGCATCGTGTTGTTTCAACCTGAGTCATCCAGCCCCACGCGTCGGGACGTATTCGATTGTCTGCCGGACCTGTCGTTGCACCGCGGTCATCACCGTCGCCGGACGCCCCGACGATCCGCGCACCCTAACTTTACCGTGCAAGGAGATACGACATTGAGCGATCTTCCGTTTGTTGTCATGATCGACTATACGAACCACACTGGCATTCGTGCTATCCGTGAGATCGTACCAATGCCAACAAACGCGCTGCACTTCGGCTCGAATCAATGGCACCATGAACCGCAGTGGCTGATCGATGCGATCGACGTCGCGAAGAGCGACATCCGCACATTCGCAGTCAAGGATATCCATGCATGGTCGCCAAGAGATGCGGCTACTGGTCGGTCAATGGCATCCTACGCCAAGCAGCTGCAGGCCTCGATCGAGCGGAACGCGCGCATGAAGGTACGGCTCGCGAAGGTAATCGACGTGCTCGCCGGCGTTGACGGTAGCAAGAGCGACTCGCGCAGCGAGGTTGATGAAGCTATCCGCAGAATAATTGCCGCGCAAAATGCGATCACGGCAATCATGAAGGATGAGGAGCCGGTCTGGTGAAGTTGGTTATCCTGGAGAGCCCGTTCGCAGCGAAAACCTTTATCGGTCGATGGCTGAATCGTCGGTACGCGCGCCGATGTGTTCGCGATTCTCTGATGCGCGGCGAGGCGCCTATCGCTTCGCATCTGCTCTATACTCAACCGGGCATCTTGCGCGACGGCGATCCTGCCGAGCGCCAATGGGGAATCGACGCCGGACTGGCATGGGGAGACCGCGCTGACGCCACCGTTGTCTATACGGACCGCGGAACGTCGCGAGGTATGGTCTACGGCATCAACAATGCGGACCGCGCTGGCCGACCGGTCGAACTTAGGATACTGAGGCGGCATTCGAACAACGGGTGAGGTACTGAGATGGCGGGAAGCGTAAATAGGGTGATCTTGATCGGCAATCTCGGGAAGGATCCCGAGACGTTCGAGCGTAACGGCAATAAGACCGTCAAGTTCTCGATCGCGACCAGCGAAAGCTGGCGCGACAAAGCTACCGGAGAGCGCAAGGAGGTCACGGACTGGCACAACATTGTCGTGTTCGACAAAACCGCAGCAGAGTTCGCGGAAAAATTCCTGAAGAAGGGAATGAAGGTCTACGTCGAGGGCAAGCAGAAGACGCGTAAGTGGACCGATAAAGACGGTGTTGATCGGTACACCACGGACACCGTTATTGCAGCGTTCGGAGGACAGTTGCAAAATCTGACGCGCAGCGACGGTGCAAGCGGTGGGGCACCGAGCGAGGACGACTATGGCACGCCGTCTGATCGAAACGGGCGCTCGGCATCGCAATCATCCAGCAGGCCCGAGGATGACGGCGGGGATATCCCCTTCTGATGGCCTCCCGCATTGTCCCAGAAGGTGGATGGTCGAATCTCAAACCGTTCAAGACGCCGCGAGTCGAGAAGCAATCACACCTGCGATTTGTGAAGTCGCTGATCTGTGTATGCTGTGCGGCCCAAGGTCTAACCGTGCAGGCTGACGACCCGCTGCACATTCGGTCGATCAGCCTCATTCACGGTAAGGACGAAACAGGCGGATCGCGTAAGTCAGATGACAGGTGGACATTGCCAGGTTGCCGAAGACATCACGATCAGCAGCACGGCATGAACGAGCGAAACTTCTGGTCGATGTACCGCATCGACCCGTTCCTGCTTGCTTTGGTTTTGTGGGGCCTGACCGGAAACGAGCATGCTGCGGTCGAGGTTATACGGCTGCATGCGAGGGGAGGAGTTTGATGCCGCCGTTCCGCGAAGATGTCAAAACCGCTTTCGGCAATCACAATCGTTTCGCCGAGGTGCTCGGTCAGATCGCTCATGGTCGGACCGATAATGGTAGACCGCTGGCGGCTGAGAAAGTGCGCCAGATGGCGCGGGCCGTTCTTGTCGAGTGCGGCATCAATACGTGGTCACCGGACGAAACAGCATGAGGCTTCTGGTATGCGGCGGCCGCGGCTACGGTGTCGTGCCGGACTGGTATCCGCAGGAACAAGCGGCTGAGGTCCGGGCGCGTGCTGCTCGTGAATCGTTCTTCCTGCGCGAGACGCTGGATTGCCTTCACATCGAAGATCCTGTCTCAGTGGTCATCCATGGCGGCGCACGCGGCGCCGATGCATTGGCCGGGCTATGGGCGGTCCGGAAGGGTATTGAGGTCTTAGTCTTCAGGGCGGACTGGCGAGGTTTAGGGAAGTCGGCCGGTCCCATCCGGAATGCGCGCATGATCTTCGAGGGGTTGCCGGCAATGGTCGTCGCCTTCCCAGGCGGCTCTGGAACAGCCGACATGGTGCGCCAGGCAACGGCCGCTGGTGTCCGCGTCTTTGAGGCCGGGCAAGGATAGCGGCGAGTCGGAAATAGCGCACCGGTGAGCTTCTCTGGCCCAGCGAACGGCCATCCACAGGGAAAGTTCAGGTCGTGAGACCGAAAAATAGCTACAAAAATCCTTTTCGGGTACGTGAAAATCACAACATACTGTTTTTCCATCATATTTTGATTGTCGGCGTACCCGTCAATGGTTTCGCGTACCCGCCACGTACCCGTCATTTCGTACCCGTTTCGACGATTGCGGCGAAAATAAATATTGACGGGCCGCGACAGATTGCGACAACCATACGCACGCGAGCCCCGAAAGGGGTATTGCGTCCATCATCCCTGCGAGCGCCAGAACGCCCCCCGACGCTCGGGTATCGACCTTCCTTCGAACGCCCGGCTGCTCACGCAGTCGGGCTTCGTTGTATCCGGGGGCAGGGGGAAATCTGGGGATGGGCGACGGTCAATCGCTAGACGAGGCTTTCAAACAAATCGCTGCACTCCGGAAGACGATCGATGAGCAGCAGCGCACCATTACTCGGATGCAATCGGTCGGCGGCTTCGCCGACAGCAAACAACTATCGACGCGATCTCAGCGCCTCGAGGACCGTGTCGAGCGGCTTGAGTTCGACAGCGTGATGCACCAGGATGTCACCGCTCACACGGTCGACCTGATGTCGCGCCACCTGCACGAGCGTCATGATCTCGATCTTGATCGGGACAATTCGCCCGACGTGATTTTCTTGCGCAAGATTCGGAAACGGTTGCGCGATTGGGCGGAAGACAAGGTCTGATGAGCAAGTGTCGGGATATCCGCGACACCCGACAAGACGAGAACCGGCTGCGGCCGGTGTCATCATGAATACTCGGCGCGCTCGCCGACAGGCGCGACCAGATCGAGAAGGAATGCTCTAGGAAGGCTGCTTACCAGCCCTCATCGCCCTGCGGCGACGCCATGAAATATAAGGCCGCAGTCTAGGCCTGTAGTATTTCTTGTTCTCTTCGCTCTTGCGCCTTTTGTACTCCAGCGGATTCTCTTCACGTTTTCGCTTCCGATATGATCTCATGTAGATCTTGGCCTTTTCGGAATATGTCCGCATCACATCGGCTCGTCGAGTTCGGCTTCTATCATGAGATCGTCGATAGCCTGTTGCTCGGTTTCGCCGTGGCCGATGGGCGAACCGAGATCGTAGTCGTCGAATACAGCGCTCCAATCCGCATCACGAAAAGGAACCGGCGGCGGGTCGTACTTCGTGATGATCTTGCGCGGTGGCATCATCGTCTCCTCGGCTGCGGTGGTGTCGTGCACAGCACGTGATGCGCCATGCAGTAACTGGAGTTCTCAAGCTTCGGATGGCCGCAGAACGTCGGCGGATCACCTTCGGGATATCGACAGTCCCCCGGTAACAGATCGGCGAATGGTACTGCGAGCGGCTTGACATCGACGACACGAAGCTTGGCTAAGCTCACCGGTTCGTGTGTAATGCTGAGACGTAACCCGTTGCTGTTCGTGTTCGCGGGCGTGATCCGGATTCGTGGTCTTGTGACCGGGCTTTTCGGCGGCTTCGGATCGTTTTCTTTACGAAATAATCCGAGTCTCGAAATCTTCCCGCAGACGGCGTTTCGCGTCACACGGAATTCACCCGCGATTTCGGTTGCTGATTTGCCCTCCGCGAACAGCGCCTTGAGACGCTCCACGCGGTCGTCAGTCCAAGCCATCGTTGTCATCAGAATCTCCACGAGAAACCCCGGCATTCATGCCGGGGAGGGATAGCGGTTCCGGCATTGCCGGAATGCTTTTCTTGCGCGAGCAGAGATAAGTGAGTATATTGCCGGGGCGTCGCAGCGTTGGAACCGCCGCAACGCCCCTTGATTGCCCTCCGTTGGAACCGGAAAAGCAACCCGCCAACATGATCCTCACTTACCGCTTTCGCGTCAAGGACGCATCGAACGGAACACGCAACGCTCTCAGAGCGCAGGCGCGGGCCGTCAATTTCGTTTGGAATTATTGCTGCCAGATCGACCGCGAAGCCCATGCGCGCTGGAAAGCCGGGCGCGTCGCCAAACGGCCATCTGCGTTCGACATCGCCAATCTTTGCCGGGGCGTGACCAAGGAACTCGGCATCCATTCCGACGCGGTTGATGCGATCTGCCGCAAGTTCGCGGACGCGCGCCAAGCATGTTTTCCGAAGACGCCGCGCTTCCGCTCCTACAAGCGCAACCTCGATTTCGTGCCGTTCTCCAACTTCAAACGTCCGGCCAAGCTCGACGGCGAGCACCTGACCGTGCTTGGTCGAACCTATCGACTGTGGCTGTCGCGCCCGATCCCGCCCGATGGGAAGCCAAAGACATTCGAGTTTTCGACCGACGCGCGCGGGCGCTGGTACGTCAATATTCAGGTCGAATTGCCGGATGCTGAGAAGCGGGTCGGCACCAGTGTCGGCATCGACCTTGGCCTTAAAGACCTCGCCACATTGAGCGACGGAAGCAAGATCGCCGCGCCTTTACCGCGCCAGCGAGCGGCAACTGGCGATGCACCAATCGCGCGGGCAGAAGGTCCGCGCCCGCGCCCTGTCGGCCAAGATCGCCAACAGGCGCAAGCATTTCCTCCACGTTGAAACGAGCAAGATCGCTCGTGACCATGCGGAGATTTACGTCGGAGATGTGAATGCGTCCGGCCTCAAACGCACCAAAATGGCGAAATCCGTTGGTGACGCAGGCTGGTCTATGTTCCGTAACATGCTGTCTTACAAAGCGATTGCGCTTGGCGGCAAATGCGAAATAGTTTCCGAACGTTGGACTACCCAAACCTGTAGCTCTTGCGGTTCTTTGCCGCAAAGCAGGCCGAAAGGTATCGCAGGACTTGGAATAAGGCATTTTGGATGTTCCGACTGCGGGGCGTTGCATGATCGCGACGTAAATGCGGCTAGAAATATTCTACGTGTCGGGGCGGAGCGTCGCCCTCTTGTTGAAGAAATCCCCGTCCTTTAGGGCGGGGAAGACGTTAACGTTGCATACCTTGTGTTGCGGTTGTGGATGCAGTGAACGCTTCGTGCATACGCTTATCCGCTGCAACCTTCAGATTGTAGGCATCGCGAAGACTATCGGGAGCATCACGAAGAAACCAGTCCCATCGGGACTTGAATCCGGCCTTCTTGATCGCAGTTTCGAAAGCCTGGTCGGCTATACCTGCATCGCGCATGGCCTCGGAGATTATTCGATCAAACATCTTGTTCTCTCCGGTCAGGCGACAAAGAGAGTGATGAAGATCAGCATGCCGGCGCCGATCGAGGCGAACGGGATGGTTATCGACAGGAACATTCGGTTTGACATCGGCTTCCTCCGTTGTCGTTGGGTTGAAGATCAGAACTTCCTCACGATACGAACCAATGTATCGGAGAGGTTTTCTTTCGGTAACGATGCTGTCTGCAATTGATCGAGCAGTCCCATCGAAATGCCGACATCGTAGCGGCCGTCAGGCCGGCTGATGCCGACGCCGACGCGCGCTGGTTTCTGGTTGCACATCAGGATCAAGAAAGCCTGCACCGCATCGGCTTTGAGCGTGAGGCGGTACAGCGGCGGTTTGGTCAGGGGTTTTGGCATCAGTCTTCCTCCTCGCGTTCTTCTTGTCGGATCAGTTCTTCGACCGCTATCTCCTCGCATTCCTCGCAGAGGTAGGCGTCGCAACGGCGGACGTAGCGTAGTTCGGCTCGGTGCCAGCAGTGCTCACAGACATGCATCATGATTGCACCTGATAGCCACACCGGCGCTGGTCAGCCTTGTACCGGCGTTGCCAGTACGGCGTTAACTCCATCGCTTCCGACGGTCTGTCGGTCCATCCCCAATCGACGCCGCCCTGACCGGGAAGGCCGTTCGGTTTTCCGATGTAGTAGGTTTTGCCGTTAACGTGCTGTCTCCACCCGCGTCCGAGGGTATCGACACCTGCTGATAGTTTTGACATTTGGCTTCCTCCAATTGTCGGTTGCGGGGGGATCGAAATCAGTTTTCGCCCACGTCGGCGCTGTCCATGCGCTGACCGTAGAGCGGGTCACAATTGCCGTCATCAACGGGTTGCGGCGGTTCGTCGACAAAGTTCGCAGCGTCATTGATGGCGACGACCAATCTTCCGACCAGTGCGCGGTCGATCTCTTCAAAAAATAGATTGATCTCGACTTCGTTCGATTGGCAATCTGAGGCATCAGTATCGCCGTTGATGATGAGTTTGAGAGCAAGACCGTCATAGGAACCGGCCTTGATCTTTCGCACCCAGTGGTAGTTGGCGCTTGTCGTAATCATGAGTTTGTTGGACATCATCGTCTCCGTGGTCTGGTTACTGGAAATATTAGCGGCGGTAGCGTTCCCGGTGGTCGATATCGTAAAGCGGCGCGGTCGGGATGGCCGCACGGACCTGTTCGAGCCAAGGCCGAAGATGTTCGGCGCCGGCCGCGACCCTGTGATCGAGTGAATCGGCGCAGGCTTCAAGAAACGCGCGGGAGCAATCCGGCAAGTCGGCCGCGGTTAGTTTCATCGGTCGAGCTCCCGGGCAAGAGCGTTGGCACCGGTCAGAAGCTTTTCGAGCGCGACGTGATAGTCGCTGATGACATCCACATCGTTGCCCCAGATCAGGCGTATCCAGCAATCGTTATGGGCCGGGAAGTGGACGATCAGGTAGTCCTCGCCGGTACTACCGAGGGCGACGAATATCTCGGTCGCATCGTTTGATCTTTTGACCGTGATATCTTCGCCGTCGTTCACGGATAGGCAAAGACCTTCGGCCAGCAAATCCTCGACGAGTTTGCCAACGATTTTCTTCTCGTTGTCCGAGGCGTCCGGGATAGGTGGCAGATCGGATTGTGCTGCAATGCGCAGCGCGTCGATCACGGTCTCGCGGCGTTTGCCGCTGATGTCGAGCGAGCGGTTCGATGCATCGCTCTCGAATATGGCGAGTAGTTCTGTGAAGCGGTTCATCGGAATACTCCGTTCGCCATGCAGCCAGCTTCGTGGACGCGATCAAGTGCGGCACAGAAGCGCTTTTCGTATCCAGCAATAAACCATGGTTGAGGGTTGGCCTTGCGGACGTGGGCAAGATCGTCCCGAGCCTGCAGAAGATCGGCGCGGGCGCGAAGCAGGTTCTGTTGAAGATTGTCGTTCATGGCTCAAGCCTCCGTACAGGTGAAAGATGCGCGGCCGTGGTTCTTGCCACCGCAGGAACATTCGCAGTTCATGGTCTTGCCCGTTGCGTTCATGCAGCGAGCGTCGCATTCGTGGCGAGATGGGTTGGACTTGAAGTTGATAATCCGCTCGACCGGCAGCAGGGTTTTGGTCCAGCCTTGACCTTGCACATAGACGGGCTTTTCTGTGGCGACGCGGCCAACCTTCATCGAGAACCCGTCATAGCGCCGCCCCTTCACGCCGGGGAAACGCTTGGCGAACTCGGCATTGCCCATCGGCTGGAGGCTGACCAGTTCAGTATCGCCGTTGAAGTAAAGGGTTTTTGACATTTGAGCCCTCCGGGCTATTCCAGTGGTTTGTTCCACTAAACTATTAGTATAGCATCGCGCCGCGCTCCGCAAGGGGTATTTTGCAGAAATGTTGCGAGGGCCGCAAATGGCTTGGGACGTGACATACGGCAAGCGTTCCGGTGCCTATCTCAGGGCCGGGCAGTCAGAGCTCTATGTCCGCCGCGAAGGGGGTGGCTGGACCTGGTTCGTCGATGGCATCCGGATGGGAGCCGCCGACGGCGAAGCCGTGGCGAAGGCTGCGAGTGAAGCGGCGCTCCGGGCTATGAGCCGGACACATACAGGCCGCATGGCAGCACCCACATGGGAGCCGGACCGCGCCGCATAAACAGCAGTCCCGGTTCATAGCAAGTGAATTCCTCTTTTTGCCGTCCTGTGCCAAGCGCAGTCCCCTTTTTGATATCGTGACCGCGCACAAATTGGCATGAGAAGGTTACGAAGAGCTTAACGGGGGAGCCCCGGTGCGGGGGCGGAGCCCCGGGGAGTATCCCGGCCATGAACGCCAGAGCGCCTTCCCAAGCCAATACCAAGGCCGCCCATGCGGCCGTTCGGCAAAGCCCCACCGACCTGCTGGGCAATCCCGGCATGCCCATGGAGTGCTTCGCCGCCTGTTTCTCGCCGGTCTGCTTCCTGTGGGGTTGTGCCCGAACCCGCCCCGCCTATCCGAAAAGCGAGTACGTCGCTCCGGCCTCAGACCCTGCGTAATGGCTGACATCGTCCAGTTCCCGATTGACGGGTTCCGCCCGGTAAACGACGCCAGCCTCAAGCGTGTCGTTGATGGTATGACTGCGGACCTTCGCATGGAGAGCGGGCGCGTCTACCGCGCCATTTGGATCGCCCGGGGTCGTTGCACCGCATGGTGGCCGCTCTCTGGCCCAAGAAAGCGCCCTATAGGGCTGATGGACCCGGTGGCGTTTAGGCCCGTGCATCTCGCGTCTGTTTGATTCTTCTGAAAGTTTTTACCGATGGCTGGACGCGGCGGTAGACGGCCTAACTCAGGCCGCAAGAAGGGCAAGACCGGGCCGAACAAGGCCACGATCGAGCGTGCCGCACTGGCCGAGCGCATCATCGCCGAAGCGGCGGGCAAGCCGGGCCGGAAGCTTGGGCGGGAACTGGTCGAGGAATTCGCTGTGATGTTTGCCGGGTTGGCCGCTATGTTCCAGCCGACGTCGGCCATGGGTGGCCCTCTGACTGCGACCGACGTGGAAGCGTGGGCCAAAAGCTACCGGGAACCGCTATTTGAGAAGTACGCGAAGCTGGCGGCGAGATGCGCCAATGACTTTGCTGATTTCCAAAGCCCGCGGATGAGCCGTGTGCAAGTAGCGGCGCCGGCACCTGAGGCTCGAGGTCAGGTCAAGAAGAAGTTCACTGTGGGGATATTCGATGGCCAGGGCCGCAAGGCCCCGCGGCACATCACCGTGAAGCCGAACTCGTCGGTGACAGCACCTGCGAAGCTGAACTGACATCGTGGCCGGGAAGTCTGCTGGCGCGGTCCCCAACATCGAGGAATATCTCCTCGAATACGAGCGACCGTATCTCTACCCGAAACAACTCGACGCGATCTTCGACGCGCGGCGCTATAGTTGGATCGAGGCATCGACTAAGGCCGGGAAGACATCTGCGTGTATCGTCTGGATATTTGAGCAGGCGCTGCACGGCCAAGAGGGATGGAACTACTGGTGGATTGCACCGGTGTCCGGTCAGGCCGATATCGCGTTTCGCCGCGCGCTACGTGCAATACCGCAGGAATTGAGGAACGAAAATCAGACTCTTAAGACGATCACGCTGATCAACGGCGCGGTGATCTGGTTCAAGTCGGCCGACAAGCCGGACTCGCTTTACGGCGAAGATGTCTATGCCGCTGTGATGGATGAGGCGAGTCGCACCAAGGAAGATGCTTGGTACGCTGTGAGATCGACTCTGACAGCAACGCGCGGACCGATACGCTTGATTGGGAATGTGCGCGGGCGCAGGAATTGGTTTTATCAAAATGCTCGGAAGGCCGAGCGCGGCGAAGATCCAAACCACGGTTACCACAAGATCACCGCAGTCGACGCGATAGCTGCGTATGTCCTTGAGCAGGAAGAGGTCGACGACGCGCGCAAAGTTCTGCCCGAGGCGGTCTTCAAAGAGCTCTACCTCGCTGAGCCATCCGACGATCAAGGCAATCCGTTTGGCCTGAAGGCGATCGCAAGGTGCGTTCAGCCGATGAGTGCCGGCGCCATCCCGGTGGTGCATGGTCTCGATTTTGCGAAATCGCAGGACTGGACCGTCGACTGCGGTCTCGATGAGCACGGCCGTCTTGCGAAATTTCTTCGCATGCAGATCGGATGGGAAGCGCAGATACCGATCTTGCGGGCATCGATCGGCACGACGCCGACGCTCGGCGACTCGACCGGTGTCGGCGACCCGATTATCGAACGCCTGCAGAAGGCTCCAGGCTCCAAGGTCGAGGGCTACATCTTCAGCCCGGGATCGAAGCAGCGGCTGATGGAAGGTCTCGCGCTCGCTATTCAGTCCGGCGACGTCTCATTTCCGGATGCGCCCGACGGCGTACTGCCGCACGATCATCCCGGCCACATACTTCGCGAACTGGAAATGTTCGAATACGAGTTTACCCGGACCGGCGTCCGCTATTCTGCGCCGGCCGGATACCATGATGACTGCGTCATGGCGCTTGCGCTGGCGGTCATGCACCGAACCCATGCGAGGCTACCGATGAAGATCAGCAAATCGGTTCTTGCCAGAGCGCAGGGCGGTCGCCGGTGACAGTCACCCGCTACAAGCGCGACCGGTCCTCGGATGCCATTAGGGACGCCGTGATGGGCGTCATTCGCCACAAGCGCGAAGCACAGCCGGCTGAGACCGCGAAGCCGGCGCCCCCCGCAGGCGATCTGAAGGCCCGTTCGGTGGAGGACCTGGAGAAGCACCACGCCGAAGTCGTCGCTCCGATGAAGATTAGCCCGACCACGTTGGCGCTCGCCAGGTCGAAGCGACGAGCGGGTGCCATCCAGGAGCAGGCTATCCGCAGCTCGTTCAAGGCTTATGAACCGCCACCGAATGTCCTGCCGAGTGGTGCTAAACCGGACATGGCGCTCGATAGCGGGCTCCAAGGCTGGGCTGAAACATCGGCAACGAATGCGTGGAACTTTGCTGGCGCGTTCAACAATTCCTTTGCGGAGGGAATAGGCTTTCTCGGCTACGCGTATCTTTCACAACTCACTGAACGTCCGGAGTACCGTCGAATCTCGGAACGCATCGCGATCGAGATGACGCGGAAATGGATCAGGCTCACGGTCTCAGGCGAGGCCGATCCGGAATCGGAGGGTGGCGACGACGACGCGAAAGCCAATGATGGCTTCGGTTACGATCGCCAGCCCGATGCTGATCTCGATGATGAGGAGCAAGACGACGCGGATGGTGCCGGCGGTGCCGTGGCTGATTTTGACGACGATCAAGATGATGAACCTACACCGGAAGAAAAGGCCCAGCGGAAACGCAACGAGGCCCTTCAGAAAAAGCTGAAGGAAATCGATGCGGACATGAAGCGCCTCGATGTCCGCGGCAAGTTCAAGAGCATCGCTGAGTTCGACGGCTGGATGGGCCGTTCACACCTCTACATCGATACGGGTGATGGCGACGATCCCGATGAACTGAAGAGCAACCTCGGCAACGGCAGCGATGATATCAGCAAGGGGAAGTTCAAGAAGGGTTCACTTCGGAACATAAAGAACATCGAAGCGATCTGGTGTTATCCGGTCAACTACAACGCCAACGATCCTCTTGCTGATGATTGGTACAATCCGCAGGTCTGGTTCGCGATGGCGAAGCAGATACATGTTTCCCGACTACTGACATTCGTTGGCCGGCCATTACCGGATATTCTCAAACCGTCATATGCGTTCGGCGGCTTGTCGATGTCGCAGATGGCGAAGCCTTATGTCGATAATTGGCTGAGGACACGCCAGGCCGTTACGAACCTGATTGAATCGTTCTCGACGAGTGGCGTCTACACCAATGCGCAATCCTTGCTGCAGGGTGGTGGTGAAGAGGTTCTCGACCGTATCGAGATGTTCAATGCCAATCGATCCAATCTCGGATCGATGGTGCTCGATAAAGAGACCGAGGAGTTCTTCAATATTTCGACGCCGCTCGGGACGCTCGACCAACTGCAGGCGCAGAGTCTTGAGCAGTTGGCTGTGGTTTCCGGCATCCCGCTTATCGTGTTGCTCGGAATCTCGCCCCATGGGCTCAACGCCACATCGGAAGGGGAGCTCAGAACATTTTTTGACCTCATCCACGCGATGCAGGAAAACCTGTTCCGGGACAAGCTGAAACGAGTCATCGACTTCATTCAGTTGCACCTCTACGGCGAAGTCGACCCAGCGATCGGCTTCGAGTTTGAACCGCTATGGTCACTCGACGAAAAGGGCGAAGCCGAGGTCCGCAAGATCAAAGCGGAAACGCACATGATCTATGTCGACGGTGGCATATTCGGTCAGGAGGAAGTCCGCAATATCGAGATCGACGACGACGACAGTCCATACAACGGTCTCGATCCCGACGACATGCCAGATCTTCAGGCCGAGGAAGATGCCGGCCTCGTGCCTGGCGGCGGTTCATCCGAGGGCGGTGAGGGTGGCAGCAGTCGCGCCGACAACAAGGAAGTCGATGGTGCGGCAGATGAACTGCCTCTGATTGCTATCGATGCGGCTTTCAACGAAGCCGACCATCCGCGCGCCGACAACGGCGAGTTCGGCGAGGGCGGCGGTGGTAAACCCAAGAAGGCCCGGCTTACGCCAACTGAAAAGTCCTATCTCGATAGTTACAGCGGTGATGACTTTCTCAAACTGAACGAGAAGCTGCGATCCGGGGAAGACACTGGCGCTGCGACGGCAAAGATCGATTCGGCGATCTCTAAATCGACCATTGAACCGGGCACGAAGCTATATCGAGGTATCAGCAAGGACGCGCTCAAGAAGCTTGTGGCCGGCGATAGCATCGAAGCCGGTCAGGTTTTGTCTGATGCCGGTTTCTTATCTACATCGTCCAGTCGCGATATCGCCGGCATGAATAGCATCGGTGGCGCACTCATAGAAATTGAAGTTGGTCAAGGCCAAAATGGTCTCGATATGTCAGAAATCAGCAGGAACAAGCACGAGAAAGAGGTTATCCTCCCGCGTAATTCGAAGATGAAGGTTCTCGGTCTCCGTGCTCCGAAAAAGCCCGGCGATCCAATTATCGTTCGAGTGGCGACCCATAATGAGGAGGAAGACTCATGATCGGAAGTTGTGACTGCTGTAATCGAATTGACGTACCTGTGTCGCACGTCAGTGCTTGCTATGCTCATCCTGAAGCAACGGCATGCTTTCTTTGTCAGGGCGACAGTGAACCCGACCCTTATGGCGAACTGGTCGTCGACGACGGCAACGAAGTCGAGATGGAAGACGACGACTGATGAACCGAAGCGATCCAGTTGAAAAACGCAGGCTTGCATTGATGCGCCAGGCTTCCGGTCGTGCCAACAGCCGGTTCAGCATCGGCGGTTTGGTCAAGCAACGCGGCCACGCCCCGAAACCGATCACGCTGGCAACATGGTCCGATGAACAGGACGAAGCTTCTGGCGGAACTGCTCGACCTGCATCTGTCGCGCACGATCAACCGACACGGGGCTGACCTCATGAGCTCAAAGTTGTCGATCGCCGCGGCCAAGATGCGGGAAAAGCGCAAAGCATGGGATGATCGAGCACAGTCGCTGATCGAGAATATGGACAAGCTCGATGTCCGTGCAAACGGCGCATTCGAGAAGCACGAGGATGCGCTTTCCAGCGCGGAGGCCGGCTTCCGCGAGATGGAAGACGCCATCCGGGATCTGGAAGGTGCAAACAACCCTCCGCAGGAGGGCTCCGGGCCAAGCTCGGACGAGTCGTTTCCAGAGGTCAAATAAACCGCTGGCGTCCGCCTCAGATGCACTAGATCGGGCGGAAAGGCGCAATACCAGGATTGCGCGACCGAATGTTAGACCGTATAGGTGACATCCCTTCAAGCATCGGGGAGGTCGCGATGGGTCTGGCCGGGAAATTCATCTTCCACATGGGCGAGGAATACTCCCGTCACGGCGAAATCATTGAGCAGATTTCGGATGAAATAATCCTTGTCCGCTTTGAGCATGGCTGCGCCAATTGTGAATGCAGCAACCGATCAAGCAGAATCGTACCGATCAGCATCAAGTCGCTGATGGTCGAGATCGGTGACTACGACGACGCCTGCGAGTTGTTCGAGACCCGTGCCGATCTGGACAAGTTTCTGACATGGCTGGAGACCCCTTCTGAAAAGGCTGAGCCGGCCAAGATCGTCAAGCTGGTAAATTGAAGCCATGAAGATTGTTACACTAGTCGAGGCTCGCAATACCCTGTCCAAACGGTATTTTACTGGAGTCCCCTGCAAGCGCGGGCACATAAGCGAGCGCAGAACGAGCACAAGGGCTTGTATCGCATGTTCCAGTTTCCATCGAGAGCAGAACGGTGATCAACACCGCTTTGCATCGCGAAGATGGGCTGCAAATAACAAGGAACGCGGAAAAGCTAACGGCATTAGGTGGCGGGCTGAGAACCGAGACTTAGTTAAACAAATAAGGCGAAATTGGTACGCTCTAAATTCCGCAAAGTGCGTGGCTGCCACCTTAGAATGGGCGAAGAAAAACCCGGAGAAGCGAAGCGCCACTGAGCGCCGACGCAAGGCGAGGAAGCGCGCCGCCGGGGGAAATCATACTGCCGACGATGTCGTTGAATTGTACAGGCTACAGCGTGGCAAGTGTGCTCATGCGTGGTGCAACGTATCCCTAAAACCTGGTTATCATGTTGACCACGTTCAGCCGCTAAAACGCGGCGGATCGAATGATCGGTCTAACATTCAGTTGCTTTGTCCTAGTTGCAATGTTCGGAAAAGCGCATCTGACCCGATTGAGTGGGCGCAGCGTCATGGACTCTTGTTGTAGATGGCTACGATCAGACGGACGAAGAAAACTCAACTCAGGCCAGTCCGTCCCAACGTCGGGATCATGCTGGCCTATCAAAAAAAACTTGATCGCTTGATCACTGACATGCAAAAGTCTGTCGCTTTCCATATTCGAGCGGCTTACCGACAACATCCTCCATCAATGGCGCTTGACGATGCATTGCCAACCAATGCTCTGAAGAGGGTTATAGAAACTCTCAAAAAACGTTGGTTAAAACAGTTCTCTGACGCCGCACCGAAGCTGGCGCAGTATTTCGCGACCGCGGTCAACAAGCGTACCGATGCTTCGCTGAAAAAGATATTGCGGGACGGCGGATTCTCAGTCCGCTTCCAGCAAACGCAGGCCATGAAAGATGTCGTCAAGGCCACGCTTGAGCAGAATGTGTCGCTCATCAAAAGCATACCTGAACAATTCTTGAAGAACGTCGAAGGCGATGTTTTCAGATCGATCCAGCGTGGTCGCGATCTCGGCGGTCTGACGAAGGCGCTCGAAAAGAACTATGGTGTCACACATCGGCGTGCGGCCTTCATCGCGCGTTCGCAGAACAATCTCGCAAGTGGTGCGATGACCGCGGTCAGATTTACCGAGCTCGGAATCGATACTGCCAAATGGCGCCATTCAGGCGGGGGCAAAACTAAAAGGCCCAGTCACGTTGCGAACAACGGAAAGACCTACAAAGTTTCTACCGGCTGGTACGACCCCACTGTCAAGAAATTCATAGTTCCTGGAGAGCTCCCGAACTGCAGATGCGTGGCGATTCCAGTCGTCCCCGGATTCTCGTGATCTGGCTTTCGTAGTTCGACCGGCGGAAACAAACCGCTGTCGACCCAAAGTGGGCGAGGGTACCGTTTCATCCACGAGCCAGCGCACATCTGTTGGCCCGATGCATGGTCAATACAGACCGATGGAACAAATAAAACTCTGGCGCATTGCCTCGGCTTAACCCCCGGAGGATTACGTCGATGGGTCTCATCATCCTGATACTGGTGCTGCTGTTCTTCTTCGGTGGTTTCGGAAACTACGGCGGTCGCGGTCAGTTTTACGGTGCCGGTGTCTACGGTGGTGGTGGTCTCGGTTTGATCGTGGTCGTTATCCTGATCCTTGTTTTGCTCGGCAGATTTTAGGAGTCGGCTATGGCAAACATCGGTCTGATCTTCCTGGCGTTCGCGTTCGTGTTCGCTTGCTTTTACACCTTCGGAATGAAGCAAATCGGCCGTGCCGACGTGCTCGGCTTGGTGCTTGCCTTCTGGATTGCAAGCGAGTTGATCGGTGCCTACCCTCGATTGTTTCATTGACGCGCCGGGATCGAGCGTTCTCAGCGATAGTCCGATATTACCTCCTGCGGAGCCGATGCCCCCTAGCATTTGCCGCGGATGCTGATATAAGGATGATCTTCCGCAAGGGGTCGTAGAGCCTTCCCCTAGGTCGTAGCCAGTTTTCCGGTATCTGGCGCAACACAATACGACCGAAAACAGAAACCGGCGCGCACGTTGCCTCCATAGAGGGACAGAAGCGCGACATTTCGAGCCACCCCCGTAACGGTCGCAAGGCCAGAGGCGGGGAATGTTGGTCACCGACATGCGGATCGAACGGTGACGGGTTTAGCGTCGATCACGTTTTGTAGAGGCCTCGACTTTACAGTCGGGGCCTTTTGCTTGTCGGGATTGCGGAGATCGCTTGTCATGGCAAAGCTGGTCGTCCTGAACCGTCACTATTGGCCGAAGGGCGGCTACGGTCACTGGTGCCCGGGCTGCAACTCCGGGCACGAGATCAACGTCGACCAGCCGAATTCGTCGGGCGCGAAGTGGTCGTTCAACAACGACCCGCGCAAGCCTACCTTTTCGCCGAGCATCAACATGCGGGTGAACACGCAGGACATGGGCGAGCACTATCAGCCCGACATCGGAAGCACGGTCTGCCACTACTTCATTCGCGACGGTCACATCCAGTACCTCGGGGACTGTACGCACGAATTGAGGGGCCAAACTGTCGATCTGCCGGACATGCCGCCCAATCAGTATCTTTCCTGTGCAAGGCTGTGACGTGAGTTCGCGCAAGGAATTGCTGCAAGCTGCCGGTGTCGTCGGCATCATGATCGCGGTGATGCTGATAGTGGTATTTATCGCGCGGAGATTTGTCTGATGTTGACTGTCCGGAAGAAACGCATACCAGCAAAAGGCTTTTCCGGGTTGGTCCGATACGGTCAAGCACGCCATGCGATGTATTGCGGATGGGCTTCCAATCTGCGGAAACTGGCTGCCCAATGTTCCAAGACCCATCTTGAGCAAATGCAGCAGCGTGCCTACATGCAGCGCCAATTTCGTCCTGTGCACTGATGCAGGTCAGCCCGATACTCCGCAAGACTGTCACCGGACATGCGCACTGGTGTCCGGCGTGCGAGCAGGTCCACATCCTGCCGGACAGTTGGAAATTCAACGGCGATGTCGACAAGCCGACGTTCTCGCCAAGCTTCAAGCATACGCTGGTCGCACGGGCACCGCTGCACGGTCCTGATAATTTTCGGATTTGCCACTACATCCTGACCGACGGCAAAATTCAGTTCTGCCCGGACAGTTGGCATAAGCGTTCGGATATTGTATCGATGCCGCTGCTCCCTTCTCCTCACGAGGACGACGGGTTTCCGATCGAGACGCAGGACTGACCCATGAACTTAAAGTTCACCATCGAGGCTCGCGACGAGCACGGTCACGTCATTATCGACAAGACCGTGATCGAAACGAGCGGTGACGTCTCTGTCATTCCTGGAATGTATGTCGCAGCGAACGCCGTCGCCGGTGTCATCAACGAAAAGTTGGATAAGTGGACGTTCGATCAGAAAGAGATGCAGGAGAGCCAAGGCTGATGCGTGAACATATTATTCCCTCGATCGTCGCATCGGTGATCGCCTCCGGTGCCGCGATCGGCTTTGTCCATCTCGCGCACAAGCCGGTGGTGAACGTGGTCAACTCGGTTTCGACAAAACCGGTCTCAGATCAGAAGGCCGCACAACTCGCGAAGACGGTATGGCCCGAGATGGCGCAATCCGATATCGACAAGTTGACGGCGGCGGTGAAGGATCTGCCAGGCCTGCACCGCGTCACGATTTTTTGTGTCGAGGAGGGCAAGTGCGGTGATCTCGCGTTGAACCTGGACAATGCGTTCGAAAGCGCTCATTGGCAGAGCGATGTCGTCAATTATCCGATGATCCAGCCAGGAATCATGACCGGCTCGAAAGTACTGCAGGCGGCCTTGATCGCGATTGGTATGGATGCGAAGCTTGACGAAAGCGTGCGCGCCAAGGAAGGCGATGCCATCGCTATCGGAAACCGCTATATCCCTTGAAATAACAAGGCCCTCGCATCACGGGGTTGGAATGCAGAACTTCGGCAACTCAGTCGATTGGTGGACGACAACCAAGGCTTCTCCTGCTATCTTTCGACCATCCCATCTGACAGTTGAGATCGAGACCTATCTTCGCAGCGCGATCGGTATTGATCCTGCAATTATCGCCGCGGAACTGAAACTTCCCGGTTTGGGTGAGAACCGTGTCCGGTCATGGCAGCGCCAACTCGGCTTGAGGCCGTGCGCGCCGAATAATGGTGCGGTCAAGCAGCGGTACGCGCTGGATCATCGTGGGCGTAATCGTGATGCCTGATATCTTCGATCCGTTACCGGTTAAGCCGAAGGCGACATCAAGCAATCTTGCCGGACCGCTCTGTATCGAGTGCGGCAAGAACCCCTCTGACGTTGTATGGGCGGCCGTTCTGATGGGGCGATGCCGAGATTGTGCTCGCGAGTGGGCGCTGCAGGTTCAGGCTGTTCATAGGGCTATGCGTTAGAGGTATAGTCATGGCTCAGCAGTGCGAGATCACGATTAGCCTTCGCTGGCGGTGGTGGGTATGGCCGCTGATGCGCGGTGCAGTGATCTGGTATTGTTGCGGCCTACCGGTCAATCCTCACAGGCTCGCTGACTGGATTGGTCGGCGCGGTGCCGTGATCGGTATCGACTGACGTGCCAGTAAAATCTGCGGCGCAAAATCGGGCAATGTGGGCCGCAAGAGAAGGACGCTCGACTTTGGGAATCCCCAAGTCTGTTGCGAAGAAGTTTGTCGGTCCATCTGCCCATGACGCAGCCGGTGCCAAGATCGCTGCCGGGATCATCTTCGTTTCGCCTGATGGTGATGTTCTGCTGCTGAAGCGTGCCGGCGAGGAAGGCGTCGACAACTACGTCGGACATTGGGCGCTGCCTGGTGGTGGTGCTGAGGATGGTGAGACGCCGGAGCAATGCGCGGACCGAGAAGCGGCCGAGGAGCTCGGCGGAGCGGCGCCGGTCGGACGCAAGCGTCTGGTCGACCGCAAGACGACACCGAACGGGATGGTGTTCCATACCTTCGCTCAGCAGTCCGACAAGTTTACACCGAAACTGAACGAGGAGCACTCGGCCTTCGGATGGTTCCCGCTCAATGCTTTACCGGGGCCAGAAAACGATCATGCACCGGAACCGATGCATCCCGCCGTCAAGGCGGTTCTATCGGATGGCCTCGGGATGGCTCAGGACATGTCGCCCGAGGACTGGACCGCACTGCGGGAGAACTTCGCAAAGTGGACCCGCGAGGAAGAAGCGGAACCGGAGCATGCCGGGGACGTGAATGCGGTGGTCACGACCGTCCGCAACGATGAAGGCGTGATCCTGCTCGATACTTCGGATGGCAAGACGGTGGAACTTGGCCGGGGACTCGCCGACGACAACCAGCCGCAGCTCGCCACCACGGGGAACACAGGCATCCCACTGGCGGCTTGGAACAAGAAGCGGAAGGCAAAGATCGCTCAGGATGCCATTTTCCGGGCCTGCGGAGGCCAAGGATGCGTTAAATGTGGTGGGTCCGGGGTATCGCCCCTGACCAAGGCACCAATGAAGCCCGGGCTCGGTGGGGCTTTTGATGCCTTGTCACCCGCCATCGCCGCTTGGAACCGGATGGCAGACGCCGAAGCCGCGCGCGCCCGCAAACCGAATGCCTGCCCGATCTGCGGCGGTACCGGTGAGCTCGCCGGGCCCGGCATCATCTGCGATGAATGCGGAGGCTCAGGCCTGATCGCGCAAGACAGCCGCAAGGCACCGGAACACACGCTGCTGGTGCGCTACGACGGCGATTTCAGCTTCAAGGGGCTGCTCGCACATCTGAAACGGCTTGGTTCGATCGGGGCCTCGCGCACGATCGAGGCGCGCGACGAAGACGACAAGATCGTGCCGTTCGGTTGGGATGGCGACGGCGCCGACAAGATTTGGGATGCCGAGATAGACGGCGAGAAACTCGCGTTTGATCGCGCGGCGGTGTCTGGCGTTGAGCGCCATGGTCTAGCATTTGACCGCGCGCCGGATAGCGCGCGCAAGTTCGATGCTGACGGACGAATGCATGTCGAAGTTTCCAATATTTCGCGCGCAGCAGTTAACCCGTATTTAGGTCGAGAAATACCTTCATACAAATCGCTCGGTCTTGATCCGGATAAAATCTATCATTTGCTTCGCGATCCCGAGGAACTTCAAAAAGCCGTTCCGACATTCAACAATCTGCCGCTGCTTGACGAGCATGTGCCGGTTTCAGCAGCAAGCCATCGACCCGAGCATGTCATCGGATCACTCGGCACGGATGCTGAATTCGACGGCGAATTCTTGAAGAATAGCCTCGTCGTCTGGACGGAACGCGGCATCAAAGCAATTGAGAGCGAGAAGAAGCGCCAAATTTCATGCGCCTATCGCTATACGCCGGTGCTCGAAACCGGCGTATTCAAGGGGCATCCCTACTCCATAAAAATGACGGCCATAATCGGAAATCATGCCTGCATAGTGCCCGAGGGGAGGGCTGGCGACATGGTGATGGTTGCGGATGGAGCTCTTGATCCTTGGGCTTTGGTAGAATCTGCTATTTTAGGTCTATAGAAAGGTGATATAAAAACGGGACCGAACAGCGTTGGACGCGCTGATCGATCCCTGACCAAGTGCGCTGGATGAGAACGCAAGATGGCTAAAGAACAAATCCCATACTCTGGGCCTATTGTCACCAAGGCTGAAGCAAAGGCCGCCGGTGCCAAGAAGTATTTTACAGGCAAGCCCTGCATCCGGGGACATATCTCCGAGAGGTGGGTGAGCACGCGAACTTGTGTTGGGTGTGCGACGTCTGAGCCGAGGCTTAAGGCTGATCTAAAATACAGGTCGAGTCATAGAGAAGAAATTCGTGAGAAGACCGCAAGGTGGCGGGCAGAGAATCCTGAGCGAACGAGACAATCTTTAGCCGATTACTTTGCGGCGAATGAAGAGCAGATCAATCAGCGCAGACGCGATGATTATGCGGCAAATGCTCCGGCCAAGCGACTAGAGAAGAGAGAGCGGTACGCCGCCGATCCACTGCATTACCAGGAAATCAATCGGCGGTACGCCGAGGAAAATCCCGAAGTAATTAGAGCCATCAGGCGTAACCGTCGCGCTCGCAAGAGAGGCGCTGGCGGTAGCCATACAGCCGCAGATATCGAGTGGTTACTCAACAAACAGAAAAATAAATGCGCGCACTCATGGTGTCGCATCTCTTTGGCTGATGGTCACCACGTAGATCATATGGTGCCGTTAGCGTTAGGTGGTTCCAATGACCGCAGAAACATTCAACTGCTCTGCGAGCCATGCAATCTGAAAAAGCACGCAAAGCACCCGATAGACTTTGCGCAGGAGCATGGCTTGCTCCTATAGGGGCGAATCCATGAGCAAGCTTCGTGATGCACTCCGCAAGAAATTCAAGACTCCTCGTGAGGCCATTCTGGCGCTCGGTCTCGACGAGTCACTCCTGACTGAGCGCGCCTATGATTCCGTGAACCCTCAACTGAAGGAGAAGACAATGCAGAAGATCAAACTGTCCGGTCTCGGCACCGTAGCCTACGGCGCTCTGATGACCTTCCTGCGGCCGCAACTGGCGATGGATCAGACCATCGATCTCAAGCGTGGTCTGCGCAACATCAACGCCAGGAACTTCAAGGCCAAGCGTCCCGTACTGGCGGCGTGGATCAGCGAGTCCGTCAAGGACAAGCTCGATCCGCAGTTCGCGCATGATGGTGCGCTAAATACCGACGGTCTCGATGCTGTCCTCGACATGGTCGAACTCGCCCTCGACGATTTTCCCGAAGAGATGAAGGAAAAGATGGACGAGAAAAAGGACAAGGCCAAGGACATGAAGCCCATGGCCGGCGCCAAGGACGAGGAATCCGACGAGGATTCCGACATGGATGCCGAAGACGAAGACGAGACCGAAGAGGAGAAGGAGGCCCGCATGAAAAAGCGCGCCGCCGACAAAAAGGCCAAAGACAAGAAAATGGGCAAGGACAAGAAGGCCAAGGACAAGGCCGATGTCAACGAGGATCCCGAAGAGCACGATCCCGAGACACCCGAAGAGACCGCCAACGACGAGGACGACGACATGGAAGCGGCGATGGATGCAAAGATCAACGCCGGTATCCAGGCCGGCATCAAGAAGGAGCGCGACCGCATGGAGGCCATCTCGGTCGCCAAGGATCATGTCCGTTCCCGCGTCGGCAATCTTTCCATGGCGTTCGATTCTGCGGCTCAGGTCTACGCCAAGGCCATCGAAGTCGCCGCCGGCAAGAAACCGCCGAAGGATGCGAATGTCGAAATGCTGAAGTTCGCATTCGACAACCTTCCCTCGAAGGATGGTGGCCGCAACAAGCAGACCTACGCGATGGATTCGGCGCCGAGCACCGCGGCGAGTGATCTCGCCAAGCGCAATCCTGCTCTTGCGAAGAACCTGGAGCGCATCGGGCGCCAGTAACCGAGCGACGCGGCTTCCTCCGCTCGTTCGTCGCAGCCTGTCCGTTTGAGCCCACCCCTGTCCCGACGGGCAGGCTGCGTTAATTCAACAACCCTCTTTCCTTGATTGGATCGGGGGATTTTTTACATTACACTGCTCCCGTTCATTGCCTGATAGGCAGAAGGGGATCAGCCAAAAAATGTCAATCACAGACGCATACTTTGCCGGATTGATCGACGGCGAAGGTCACATCACGTTAGAGAAAAGGTCTGGTAAACAAGTCGGGACTATCCCGCTCATTCAGGTTGGCATGACTGATCGTGCGATTGTGCAGTTGCTCCAAAAAACTTACGGCGGAAGTTTTGCAGCAAAGAAGATAAGAGAACCCTACAAGCAGATGTTCGTTTGGCGCGTGAAGCATGCACAAGCTCGCGTTACTTTGAAACGAATCCTGCCATATCTTCGCGTAAAACGTGAGGTTGCTCTTACCGTCTATAAATTCGCGTGCGAACGACGTGCATGGATTAGACAAAATACCGGTCGGACGAATTCTATCTCTGTCTGATCCGAACTCATCGATTCCACCTGAAGCCAAGTGGCAGCACGAGTTTCGTGCTGCTTTTTTTGTCCCTCTTTCCGCAACATCAATCAGGAGAAAATTCCCATGACGGACTTTCCAAACCAGGTCAACGCCTCGCAAGCACCCGGCGTAGCCGGTGACTTCGCATCGGCCAATCCGCGCAGTACCGTTCTGGCGGGCGAAGGTGCCCTGATTTCCGGTCTCGGTGTCATCAATGGCGCCACCGTACAAGGTGCTGTCGTCGGTCGCTTCGGTTGGTTGACCTATCAGACGATCGACAACGATAATGCTCCGGGCACCGTCAACACCTTCGGCAGCGGAGTTCCACAGGGTCTTGTGGCCCGAAGGCAGGTCGGTCTGATCACGCAGTATCTCGGTACATCCGTTTTCTACTTCCAGTCCGGATTCCAGATCGCGCTCTACAACGAGGTGGATATGTGGGTGACGAACAACGGTGCCACCGCCGCTCAGGTCGGCCAGAAGGCGTTTGCGAGCTATGCCGATGGTTCGGCCTCGTTCGCGGCTGCTGGCTCTACTCCGGCTGGTGGTTCCGGTTCGGCCTCGTCGATCGCAGCAGAAACCGCCAACTCGCTGACCAGCACCATCGTCGGCGACATCTTCACGGCAATCGGGACGCTTACGGGCAACTTCTATCCCGGCAGCATTCTGAGCGGTTCGGGGGTTGCCACCGGGACACAGATCGTCGCTCAGGTGCTGCCGCTGCTCCCCGGCGAGGCCCTGAACGGCCTCGGTCGATATGAAGTCAATATCCCCGAGCAGAACGTCACATCGACCACGATTACCGGTACCTACGGTCTGTTGACCGTTGGCGGTACGGTGGTGAACGGATTCGGTCCCGGGCAGACCGTTAGCGGTTCCGGGGTCACGTCTGGCACCGTTATCTTCCAGCAACTCACCGGTACTGCGGGCGGAGCCGGAACTTACGTGGTCAGCCCTTCCCAAACCGCCAACTCGACCGCGATCACTGCCGCTGGTTCGATCGAGACGAAGTGGTACGCCAGGTCGGCGGGAGCCGTCGGCGAGATCATCAAAATCTCGAACATCCAGTAACCGCATTCTGAAAAACCGGAGTGGTCGTAAACGGCCATTCCTCCATCCTTCACCAAGGCGTCTCGTCATGAGCGCCTTTTTTATTTTGGAAAGGCACTTACAGATGAATCGCCATGAAGCAGCTGCCGCGTATGCGGCCGAACGCCACATCTACGAGTCCAGCGGTGCGGTATTCGAAAACGTCAAGATGTTCATCCCCGACGGATGGAAACACGACTTCAACCTCGCGATGGATCAAGGCCTCGCGATGGACGCGCAGCCTCAGTTGTCGACGACACAGAACACCGGTATTCCGGTTTGGCTGTCGACGATGATCGATCCCACGGTCTATGAGATTCTGTTCTCCCCGCTGAAGGCCGCCGAAATTCTCGGCGAAGTGAAGAAGGGCGACTGGACCTTGAATTCCGTGATGTTCCCGACCGCGGAACACACCGGCGAAGTCTCGAGCTATGACGACTACGTCAACAACGGTTCGGTTTCCACCAACCTGAACTTCCCGTCACGCCAGCCGTACCTCTATCAGACCATCCTTCAATACGGTGACCGCGAGCTCGATGTCGTCGGCCTCGCCAAGATCAATTGGGTATCGGAACTGAATGCGGCCGCGGCCTGGGCACTGAACCGCTATCAGAACCAGACCTACTTCTTCGGGGTGAAAGGTCTTCAGAATTACGGCATCCTGAACGATCCGAACCTGACCGCCGCACTGACGCCCGGACCGAAGGCGTACGGCAACAATCTGTGGATTACGAACGGCATCATCACCGCAACGCCGAACGAGATCTATCTCGATATCCAGGCACTCATCCTGCAGCTGATCCTGCAGTCCGGCGGCAACATCAATCAGGAATCGCCGTTCGTGCTGGCGCTTTCACCGGCATCGAAGTTCGCGCTGACCGCAACGAACTCGTTCGACGTCAATGTCAGCGACTTGCTGAAGCAGATTCCGAACCTGAAGATTATCGATGCGATCCAGTATCAGGCTCAGACGACGGCAAACCCGCAGGGTGTTGTCGGCGGCAACTTCATGCAGATGATCTGCACCTCAGTTCGCGGGCAGCAGGCCGGCTTCTGTGCGTTCAACGAGAAGATGCGTTCCCATCGTCTGATCCCCGACCTGTCGTCGTGGAAACAGAAGCTGAGCGGCGGCACGATGGGTGCTATTTACCGGCAGCCCTGGTGCGTCAGCAGCATGTTGGGTATCTGATCCCAATAACTTCATCCAATAAGCTGAGCGGCCTCGCGTTTTGTTTTGAGGCTTCGACGATGGCGCGGTGGTGCGGGTAGCTGCATCGTCTGCGGTGCCATGCGTGACGCTCACGTAAGATTTCACCCTCCCCCCTCACATGAACAGAGAGAACCGCTAAAATGGCGCTGTCCAAAGCACAGAAGACTGCACGCGCGCAGAAAAAGATCGATGAAGCACGACTGCTGCTGGCAACGGCAGAAGCCGAAGGCGCAGAAGCCGGTCTTATCACCGCTCCCTCGATCGGCGGCGAGACGCGAAAGAACACCAGCACTGTCTGGATCGGCCTCAAACTGCCGCGAGGTCTCCAGTTGAGGCTCTGCAAGGAAGTCACGGTCGACCGTCCGACTTTCGGTGGTGGTGTCAAACCGACCAGGATGTTCATGCCTGATCCCGATCAAGGTGAAGTCCGCCTCAAGGGCTATGCCGTCCAGTTCGGCAGAATCCCCAACTATTCCATCATCGGCGATTTCGGTCTGACCGAGGTCGATCGTGCATGGTGGGAAAAATGGAAGGCGCAGAACAGCGGCTTCGAGTTGCTGAAGACCGGTCTGCTCTTCGAGCACGGCGAGAAGGCCAGCGTTGAATCCTATGCTGTCGAGCATGCTTCCATGAAATGCGGTCTTGAACCGATGGATCCGGCCGGTGATGAACGTGGTGAAAAGGCTCCCAACGACAATCTGACCGATGTCGAGCCTGATTCCGATCGTGCAAAGCAGCGCCGCTCATCGGCAGTGGCGTAACGACGATGGGATGGTGGGGTGGTGGTTGTCAGGGTGGAGCGATCGCTGCCCTCAACTATCCGCAATGGATACAACTGTTCCCGCAATTCGCCACCAACCCGGGCCAACCCATCGTCCAACTCTACTACGATTTGGCTGGCAGCGTCTGGCTGCGCAATGACGGTACCGGGCCGGTCACTGATCCGAACCTGCAAGCCAACTTGATGAACCTGCTGACGGCTCATGTGACGACGCTGTTCAGCGGGCCGGATGGTAACGATCCTTCTGGTCTGGTCGGTCGTATCTCGAGCGCGAACGAGGGTTCGGTAAGTGTGTCGACCGAGTATGAATCGACGATGAATAGTGCTTGGTTTGTACAAACTGGGGCTGGTAGCGCATTTTGGCAGGCCACTGCCGGGTTCCGTTCGTTTCCTGCCTATATCCCGGGCCCGACACGGTTCGGCAATGGCATCGGATATGGCGGTTTCCGCGGTGGTCGTGGCTGCAGGGCATTCTGATGGCAAAGCGCAATGCTGTTTCGTTTATCGTCGAAACAATGGAGATTCCGGGCAAGCCTGGCGCAATTCAATTCGTTAATCGCGAAGGGATTGTATGCGGTCTCAATCACTGCTGTCCCTGCGGTTGCGGTAAGTGGTCTTTCATTAGAATGAACCCTGATGCATGGGCACCGGGAACGCTCCCGATGTGGAAATGCTGCGATCCGGGTACCGACGATGGACTCTACATGACACTGACGCCATCGATCGGTATCAAGCCGCAAGATGCCGCTGGTGCTTACCATTGGCACGGCTACTTGAAAAATGGTGTGTTTGAGGAATGCTGAAAATGGCAGATGAAGAAAAGCGCAAGACCGTGAGCGTGCGCAGCGATCTCGATCGTCCGATCTCGTTGCATCTGCATACGACGGTTGCTGATGACGGCGGCGGCCGTCCTTTTCAGGGACGCGACCTGACGACGGCGACAACGCTGAACCCCGGCAACAATCCCGGCATCGACAAGGAATTTTTTGAGAAGTGGCAGGAACAGAACAAAGGTTCGTCGCTTGCACCGCTTTTCACCGCCACCGACGAAGACAAACCCGAAAGCGCAGAGCGCAAGGAATAAAGCACATGGATATCGACGCAATGCTCAAGCAATTGACCCAGCTTTTGGCATTCAAAAACCGAGTTATGGCAATTCTGCCTGATCTGGAGGCGCTCGTTGCCAGCGGCAAGGAGACTTCCGAGGATTTAGGGAAGGTTTTGGGCGAGCTTGACCCCAAAGACCCGATTGCCGGGGCTACGGGGCTCGGTGGTGCGTCAGAACCTATCCTGGGCACGGATGCCCCGGCCGATCGCAACGCGCCAGCGGGCGCCTAATCCATGGCGTCCATCAGCGGCGGCGACAAGCTTCGCGACGCTCTGAACAAGATTGCCGCCAAGCTGGACAAGGGCGGAACTTTGAAGGTTGGATTTTTGTCCGGCGCCACCGATACCGAAGGGATGTCGATCCCGCTCAAGGCTGCTTTGAACGAGTTCGGTCATACCATGCCGAACGGCGCCGAAGTGCCGCCTCGTCCTTTTTTCAGGAACATGATTCAGGCCAAGGCCAAGAATTGGCCCGACGCCATCGCCGGGCAACTCAAGGCCACGAATTATGATGTTAACCTAACGCTCCAGCGGGCAGGCGCGGCGATCAAGGGGCAGTTACAGGAAAGCATCCTTGATCTTTGGTCACCGGAGCTTTCCGAGGTCACAGTCAAGAAAAAAGGTTTCGAAAAACCCTTGATTGAAAAAGGTGATATGATCAATGCCGCTGCGTGGGAAGTTAACGCTTCTGGTAAAGGGTCACAGTCCGCAGCTGAGGATAACGCCAGTAGCTTTGCCGCTGGAGCGGCGAAAGCCACGAAACCGAAATAACGTTTCAAACGCAACACCAACGGAGTCACCGATGAAAAAGCTTGCTCTCCTCGCCATCGCAGCATCGCTGTCTCTGATGGCTTTCCCGGCGATGGCCGGCAATACGAATTTCCTGACGGAACGCAACGGTGCGATTACGTTTCCGCTGTCGCCACCGAACCGGGCCAATTCGACGCCCGGTTTCATCGACAACATGATCATCGGCCAGACCACTCCGGCGCTCGGCTATTTTACGCAGGTCATCGTCTCCGGTGGGACACCGGTCCTCTGTCTCGTGACGCCATGCTATCTTCAGGGTGTTGCCGCAGCCCAAGGTGGAGTTATCCAGTTGCTCGGCGGACCGTCCTCAACATCTGGCAATGCCGGCGGTGCTGCACAGGTTCTCGGTGGTGTTCCCGGAGCAACCGGTATCGGTGGAGCGGCTTCAGTGGCTGGTGGAGCAGGTGGTGCGACGTCAGGGGCAGGCGGGGCGGCATCTGTCACTGGTGGCGCCGGAACAGCAGGTAACGCCGCCGGCGGAGCCGCTTCTCTCATCGGCGGCGCCGGTCAAGGTTCAGCCAATGGTGGTGCAGTCACGATTACAGGCGGTGTTGCCGGGGCCACGGGGCTCGGTGGTGCGGTAAACGTGACGGCCGGAGCTCCGGTAGCCGGAAACGGTTCAAACGTCACGGTGACCGCCTCAGCGGGTGCCGGCGGAACCAATGCTGGTGGTAACGTCAACTTGGTTCCTGGAGCCGCTGTCTCAACCGGGGCACCGGGAACCATTCAGGTCAACGGGAACCCTGGTCTGATCTGTCATAACGCTACGCTGGTCCCGAATTCGAACTCACTGACGTTCTTTATCGCTACCCGCCCGATGTTGATCGAGCAGATCAGCGCGGTCTGGTCCGTGGCGGCGGGCGGGACATCCACGGTTGGCGTCACGCATGACACCGGAACCGGCGCACCGGGTTCCGGTACCGACATGCTGGCTACGGACTTCAACCTGAACACCACTGCGAATACGACAAACGTCGGGTCGCTGTCGACGACCGTCGCGACATTGACGCTCGCGGCTGGGGATCGTGTCGCGATGAAGGCCGCGAACGGGACGCAATCCACCGCGCAGTTCAACGTTACGTTCTGCGCCGCTCCGCAGTAAAGCTCTGGTCTACCGGAAGGTGTTCGTATAAGACGGATACCTTCCGGAGGCTTCGATGCCAACCAACGACGGCGGCCACGTCATTGCCCTCTTCACTGAGGGCACCGCAACTGACGAAATGAACGCGCTGGACCAACTCGGTCCACTGGCACGTCAAGTCATCTACGATTCGCCGATCCGTTACTCGGCTGGTGCTGTGCTGAAACAACTACGGGATTACGAGGAAAGCGAGCGCCAGAAGCTGCCGCCGGAAATACGGCATCTGGTACACCTCAACCCTCGCGATCCCAAGATCGACGCCGCAATCGCCAAAGGCCTCGTCGATGACAGCATCAAGACGATGCTGAAAGATCGTTCCGAACAGGATGCAATGCTCGGTGTCAAACCGCTGGTGCCGAAGATCGGCGTGAAGACGATGAGGGAGCAGCGCAGGCTGCGCAAAGTCCGATGGTGACGAACTTAAGGGCCACTGCAAATTCGGTAACGAAGGTCATCAATCCGAATTTTCCTGCAACCTTGTTCATATCGACGCCGCCCATCGTAGTGAATTTCGTTCCGGTCCCGCAGTACGACAAGGCATCGATCATTGCTCAGGTGCAGCCGTTGTCATCGAAGGATTTACGGCTGCTCGATGCGCTCAATATCCAGGGCGCCGAGAAAGCGATCTATCTGAACGGTCCAGCGCTCGCCATATCGCGCATCAAAAAACTCGGTGGCGATCTAATCGTGTTCGCAAACGGTGTTTTGCCGGAAGGCAATACGTGGCTTGTTCTCGCACAGCTTGAGCTGTGGGGATCTGGCGGAACTTGGTCTAAATGCGGCGTAATTTTGCAGGATGACATTCCTGATCCGTCCTGACTTCATTTTCGGCAGTCTAACTTAGACAGCGCAAACGGAAGTAACCCGACATGAAAAATCTGAAGCTGGCGGTCGCGCTATGCGCGTCGCTTGTCGCCTTCGTGTGTTCGGCGGCCGCTCAATCCGGACTGCGACAGATTCCACTTGGTTTCTGTTCATTGTCGTCGATGAGCGCCGCGACAGGATTCTCGTCCTGTACGATGTCGACCTTTACGGGTACCGGCAATGGAACAAGCCTGACAATATCTTCGGTCGCCGGTTCGTTGTTCTCGGGCGAAATTCTTTCAGGGACCGGAGTGCCGAGCGGGACATTTGTCGTTTCACAATCATCCGGCCCGACAGGTGGTGCCGGTGTATATGTGACAAGCCAACCGACTACTTCGAACGCGGCCAGCATTACTGCAAGCGGGCTTCCCACCGGAATAACCTATGCCGTGATATGCGCCTACGTTCAGGGTGTCGTCTACAAGGACGATCCCAACGGTACGGCACCAACAGGTACCCCAGGTAGCGGCGGTCAGGGTATCTCGGCCGGACAATGCATCCCGTACAACGGCACGTTCTCGGCTCTTCAGTTTATCCAGCAGACTTCCGGCGCAATCCTTGGTGCGAGCTTTTATCGATGAAAACCCTGCGAACCGTACTGCTGATCTTCGGTCTCACGGGATCGATCGCGCACGCCCAGGCACCCGGTACCGGTTCTCCGATGGTGCCGAATGCGGGGGCATCGTCCGGCGGTGGAAGCGGAACGATCACCGCAGGAACCACTGTCACGTCGGGGATCACGTCGGGTAATCTGATCGGCAGCGCGTCGAACAAGGTTGTGGATAGCGGGGTCGCGTACAACAACTTGGCACTCCTCAACGCCAGCAACAATTTTACCGGCGCGCTGAATAGCTTCATCGGTCTTGGTGCCTCGACCGCGGCGATCGGCGGTTGCACGATCGGTAGCAACGCATTCTGCGTGACCGGTTCAAGCGCGCTCGGTAATACGTCCATCGGTGCCGGTTCCGCGATCACCTCCAGCGGCCCCGGTGGTGCGCTGACGGCTGCGGCCTATACGGCGATTGGCACGAGCGGCGCGACGATTCCGCTGCTCAATGGAGCCAACACGTTTTCGGGCAATACTACCGTCTCTAGTGCATCGTTCGGCCTGTCCGGTAACATCAATGCGGCGGCGTGGACGACGAGCGGTATCCGCTACAAAAACGTCGCGGCGACCCTGACCGATACCAGTTCGACCGGAACGGTGGCGGCGGCCTATACCGATGTGTGGGGCGGCAACACCATCGCGGCGTCGAGCGTGACGACGTTCACCAACTACTACGGGGCGTATTTCAAGGCTCCGGTGACAGGCACCAACGTCACCTTCACGAACTCTTATGCGCTCGGTGCGGACAGCATCAACGCGACGACGCTATATCAGGGCGGCACGGCGCTGGGCACGGCGGCGCTCGTGGCCACCGGCACCTCGGGCGGCACGCTCTGCCTGCTCAACACCGCATGCACATGGTCGTCAGCCCAACTCTTCCCCGCAGGCTCTGCCACCACTCCCGGCGTTGCTGTCGGTATCGCAGGGACGGGGCTGTATAGTGTTTCGACGACGGGATTGGGGCTGTCGGTTAATCAAGTTAACAAGTTGGACTACGGAATTTCGTTAGCTGCTAATTGGAACATGTCGGCCCCGCTTAATATGCTCGGTTTCAATATTGGGGCAGTAGGAAATTTGTTGTTTAATTTTGGTAGCACTCAAATTGGCACGCCTACTGCCGCCACATATCAACTCGGTCCAACCGCAGCTTCTCCCGTCGCTCAAACCCTTATTTTGTCTCCACCTGTTTCCACCGGCACCTCCAACACCGCAGGTGCCAACGCCACGATACAGGCTTCTCTCCCGACTGGAACTGGTACTGCGGGGCTGCTGAACATCCTCTCCGGCTTTTCCGGCGTCTCCGGTGCCCAGACCGTCACCTTCACCAATTCCAGCGCCAACGTCTCACTTGCCGCGCAGCCTTATGTCCCCGGCCAGTCCGGCCAGTTCTCCACCACGGGCGCGCTGCCGACGAACTTTGCCACGGCGACCACGTACTTCGTCTGCTCGACCGGGCTCGCGACCGGCGCGTTTCAGGTCTCGCTCACCTACGCCAACGGTTCCTGCGGCAGCATCATCACGGCGGGAAGTGCTGGCAGCGGCACCCAGACATGGACGCCCAACACCACGACGCAAAATCCGGGATCGCTGGTGGCGCAGTTCGGGCCATCGGCGCTGACGGGGAGCCAGACGACGAGTGCGCTGGCGATTAGTCAGGTGTGGAATACTAGTGGGGTTGCGGATGCGGCGCTAAGGGTAAATATCACAAATATTGCTAGTGGGGCGGCGTCGATCATCGCTGATTTCCAAGTTGGCGGATCAAGCGTTTACAATGTAAGTTCGGGCGGAACAGTAAATCTTGCAGGCGGCATTGGGGCTGCTAGTTTCTTTGGACTTGTCGGCACTCGCTCGATCTTGACGTCGCCGGGGGCTGGCGCGTGGCAATTTGGTAATAGCAATTCCGCTACTCCCGTCGCTCAAATCCTGTCCTTCCAATCCGGCGTCGGCACTCAAATCTCAGGTCAGAACGCCACTATCATCGGTTCCCTCTCCACCGGCTCAACCGGCGTCCCCGGAGACATCATATTTCAAACCGGCGTCACCGGATCAGGAACCACGGTTGCGGGTGCTGCGACCACGGCGATGACGATCAAGGGCGTGACGCAGAACGTGAACTTCGCCGGACAGATCACGGTCGCGGCCATGTCCCAATCATCCGCCGCTCAATCGGGTACGGTCTGCTACAACACTTCTGGCGGCGTGATAAACTATGATGCTACGCTCGGTTGCTTGACATCATCCGCCCGCTTCAAGACCGACATCAAGGACATCACAACAGCCGAAGCGCTC